GCAGCGGGGGCAAGAAATGAGCCGGGCCCTTGCCCTCACGCTGGCGCTCGCGCTCACGTGCGTCAGCGCACACGCGCAAACCCAGCAGCGGTTTTATGATCCGCGCGGCAACAGTGTCGGCACGGTCACCGTCGGGCCCAGCGGGCAAATGCGGTTCTACGATGCCAGAGGCAATAGCCAAGGCACGGCAACCACGAACAGCCAAGGCACCACGACGTTCTACGATGCCAAGGGCAACGTCACCGGCCGTGCGGCGGGGAGGAAGTGATGCAACGCTTTCTCAGCATCGCTCTGGCACTGAGCCTCGCCGGCTGTGCGACGGCTGCAGAGCGGCTCGCCGCCGACAACGCGCATTGCCAAAGCATGGGGCTCAAATTCGGCACCCCTGAATTCGCGCAATGCCGGATGGTGCAGGACTTGCGACACGACGCCGATCGCCGTGCTGCGGCCGCCGCTATTTCGGCGGCCGGCCGCAGTTTCCAAACGCCGAGTGTCAACGTCTACCATTACGGGCGATGATCGGAACTTAAAGCAAACACAAGGCCGCCGCACATGGCGGCCTTTTTTGTTTTCAGCACTCCCCGCCGCGTTTGCCCAGGTCCTTGCAAATAGCCGGCCGCTTGTCGAAGCGCTCGGCCGTGCTTGAGCACGACGCCAGCAACACCGACATGGCCAGCAGCGCTGCGATGATCATTGCCGCAGATACTCCTCAAGCGCGCGTGCCGCGGCCTGCTTGCCTTCCTCGGTCGTGGTGTCGGCTTCGATGATCTTGTCGGCGATCCGCGCCAGTCGCGGCGGCAGCGCCTGACCCGGCGCCGTGAATACGACAAACGGTTTATCGAGCACCACCGCGGCGCCGATTTGCAGCATGAACTGAATGTCGGTGGCGCCGCGCTCGGGCGCGATGACCAGGAAGTGCGCCGACCCGGAAATTTTCGGCAGCACCAGCTTGCGAAAATCCTCGGCGTAGCGCCGCCAGTCATCACTTTCAAACGGATCGTTGCTCATGGTTCAACTCCCAAATTTGCTGATGAACTCGGCGAGCGGCCGTTCGGGCACCGACGTGCCGTTCCGAATCTCGTGCCATTGGCCATCAACCAACGACGGCGGCAACAGCGTGAATGCCTTTTTGGCGTCGTAGCGGATCAATGCGGCGTAGCCGTCACGGCCGCGCCGATCGAGGTAGGCGAGCAGCGCCGGATCACGCCATGCTTCCGGAAACGCCGGATCGACCCACACTTGAATCACCGGAATGTCGCGATGCGTCGCAACAGGATCATCCGGGTCATTGAGCGTGATGTAATCCGGAATGACGTCGAGCACATAGTGCACGCGATCGGGCCGGTGCAAGTCGGCGGTATCGTCCATCGTCAGCCAGCGGCAATTCCAGTGCTTGCACGACTTCGGCATTCCTGGCTTGTTGTAGACCGCACAGCCTTTCTTGAAACGCTGGTGCGGGCAGCGCTCGCCGGCTCGCTTGTAGAAGTTGCCCGGCAGATCGACACCGTTGACGCGAAGGTCGCCGTGCACCGGAAGTAGGCGGCAACACAAAGTGCAACCGCCGCAGCTCCGCGTCGTGTCGGGATTGGAAATTGTAATCGTGACCTTGTCGCCAGTCATTGCTCAAACTTCGCAATCTGCGGCGCGCATTCGATGCAAATCTTTTTCGGGTTGCGCGGAGCGTGCCAGCGGAAGATCACGCGCCGGCCACAGCGGCAGCACAGCCCGACCAGGTTGTCAGTGAACGGCGACTTGGTGCCCTCGAGCATGCACACGACATAATCCGCATTCTCGGCCTCGTTATCGGATACCACTCTCATCGGCACGCCGGCCACCGTGACCGTTTTTCTTTTGGTCATGGCGCGTCCTGCTCTTTGCGGAATTGTCCGATCGCCGCGATCAGGTCGGTGAGGCCCTGCGTCAGCGCTGCGATCGCCTGGGTGTGATAGTGCTGCGCCAGTCCAACCAGCACGAGCGTGATGCCGTTCAAGATTAGGACCAGCATCAGAAAAAAGTATTGGGTGTCAGTCATGTGACTGGGCGTTCCTTCGGTGGCCACTCCGCTTGCCAAATCCACATTTTGATGTCGGGTGACCATTTATAGATTTCGACGCGACACGGTTGGCTCTCGGCGCCGCCGGTTGGATCGAGCGTGATGCCGCCGGTCTTGATCGGTATGCGCACGATTGGCATTTGCGCCGCCATGTCACGGCCGTTCAATGGACCACCAGCACAGCGCCCGGCATACTTTTCAGTCATTGCTCGGGCTCGGTTCGATTTCGATGACGTTGACAGCAAACCGGTTCGGCGAAAATTCCTCGATCCACATCCGGCCGGTGGCCGGGGCCGGCGGGAATTTCCGAAAGCCGAATTCCCTGCTCAAGTCGGCCATCAGCGCCGGGTGTGGCAGATGGTCTTTGCCGGGCTTGCCGGTCGACACCGAGAGGTGACGAAACATGCCGGCCGGCTGCTCCTCGAAACTGAGCGCCGCGGTAACGCCGCCCTCGAAATGCACCGCGATCGACGGCGGCACGTCATCCGGCCGGGTGCCGCGTTCGTTGAGCATCAGCGTTGGCTTTGGATCGGCGATGGCGATGTGCTTGAGCCGCTCCCACATGATGACGTTGGCGCGGGCAACTTCGATGGCGCGGGCAATCTCGCCGCGCTTGGCTTGGTCGATCACCAGGATTGTCATAGCCACACCTCCACGACCGCTCGATCGTCTTTGTCGAACCGTGGCAGACAGTGTAACCCGCGCGGCACCAGCCGGCGCAGTTCGTCGACGGTCTTCGCCTTCCAAGCGACGCTGTCGGCGTAGACCTTGCCGCCGGGCATGATGAAAAACGCCCGCAGCACGAAGTCCTCCGGGTGATCGGCCGGGCGATCGAAGATGACCCATTGCACCATCACGGTGCCGGGCGGCGGCTCGCGCTCGGACGGCCGGCGGTCAACAACGTCGTTCATCCCGCCCCCTGCGCTTGCATTTTTTCCATGATCATCTGTTCGTTTGGCGGGATCAGCTCGCGCACGCATTTTATGTGTTCCTGTAGCAGCACCTCGCGCCACTCCGCGGCGTCGGGGCCCATGTGACCGGCCAGCAGCATCGCCAGCAAGTCGGCGAGCGCGCCGGAGACAACGCCGGGATCGTTGCCGGCGAGGATCGGGCGGATGCGCTCGACAAGCTCTTGCGACTTCAAGGCCGCTTCGACCGGGTCCATCATGATTGTCGGTCCCATTCCGGTGGCGCGTCGCCGTCGCGGATCGCGGCCCTGAGAATTGTCGGCACCAGCTCATCGGCCAAGCCGACCAGCGTGTTGCGCACGTCGGCGCGATGCACCGGCGCCACCGCGGCAAGGTGGTGCGCGAGCAGGATGGCGATCGCGGCGCCCTGAATCACCGGCGACTCGTCGGCTATCTCGTTGGCAAATTTCTTGACCAGCGCCTCGGCGGCATCGCATGCCGTTTCGAACTGAGTGGTGACCATCGACTCATCGCTTTCCGACCCCTTCAAACGCAATCAATTCATGCAGCACCATTCCGCTTTTTCTTGGCCCTGGCCACGCGTTTTTTCGCCTGGGCCTTTTGCTTTGGCGTGCCGTACTTCAACAGCCACGTGGCCTGCTTTTCCATCTCCTGGCGCCAGTCGAGGTCGCGCACGCGCTCGAACGCTGGCGTCACGGTTCCGTCCTTGTTCAAGTGATCGTGCCGCACGAAGCCAAGCGACCCGGACACGCTGGTCAGCGTGTCATTCTGCGGCCGGCGCGTCGCGCCAGTGCGCCAGCCTTCGATGGTGCCGGTGGCCACACCGGATACCGCGCTCACCGCGCTGGATTTCAGCCCCACGTCTTCGATCGCGGCGTTGATCGCGTCGCAAATTGGGTCCTTGTCATGCCAGCGATACGTGCGCCGATAGATTTGAATCCGGGCCATGGGCTACGCCTTGCCTTTGGCGGTCAAGGACCAGACGCCTTCCTTGTCGCTGCGGATTTTTCCCACACTCTTGAGCGCGTGAATTGGCGACTCAATCGAGCGCGCCGATCGGCCTTGCTCCTCGAACGCCTTGCGCAGCTCCGGCCGCCTCATTCCGCCTTTGGCCAGCAGCTTCAGGATCGCAACATCGCCCGACTCAGTGAACGTGCCGCGCGGCTTGCCGGCGCCGTTGGCCTTGGCCGGCTTGCCGGTCTTGCCGGGCCGGTCGAGGTCGAGGTGCAACTTGACCACGCCCGGCATGCTGTTCAATTTGCGGATCACCTTGCCGAATAAGGCTTCCTCGACTTCGACTCCGACGATGAAAGGTTTTGGCATAACGCGTTACTCCGTTGGTTTGGGTTGACGGTGCGGGAACCGCCGGTCCCCCTCGCTGCGGCTCTCTCTCGCAAAGCCGGCGGCTCCCGCTCGAGGAGTGGCGGCGACGGGTTTAAGCCGCCACGCCCTCGAATTCATGTCCTCCTCTTGCGCCGGTCGGGCGGTATTGGCGCACCGACGTCTTCGAAAAAATTCTTGACTTGGCAGTGCAGCGCGTCGGCCAGCGATTGCGCCACCGACGAATTCAGTTTGGTGCGGCCGTGTTCGATGTTCTTGATGGTTTGCAGACTCAAGCCGGCCGCGTTGGCCAGCTTGCCTTGCGTCATGACCCGCGCGCCGCGAATCGCGCGCAGCCGTTTGCCAAAGCTATCCCTGTTGCCGGCAGCGGTCGGTCTGGCCGAACTGGGCATAACAGCGTTTCCAGTATCGAGGCAGGGCTATAGTGTAGGTGACGATTTTACCTTGCGCAACTTGATGTGGCCGGATTCCGGGCGCCTAAATATTGAGTTGGGCCCGAGGCCTTCAGACTGGGAATTAACCCTAGTAACGCCCCTCGGACCGCGTCTTCCAGGTGCGTCGGCGTGAAGGGTCGGCGCACCCACGCTCTGCGAGGCGCTGTGGTTACGCCCTGCCGAACATGCGAAGCGATCCGTCGGGCCGCCCGTGCGGCCGCTGCTCGTTTAATGGGCAAGGTTAACCCCGCGCCGCCAACACCGGGAGGCGCCGATGATCGAACCAGACCCCGACGTCCTGTCGGACATCCAGGTCGCCAACTCTTACCGAATCGGCAATTGCGACAACCCTGAGTGCCGGGCGTTTCACATCATCCTGCTGGATGAGGACGACGAACCGTTCGCCGCCTGCTCGATCCCGTTCGACAACATCGTCAGCTTGATGGAAAAAATGCGCGACCACGTGCACGAGCAACGCAATCGCGGACCGGAGGTCGACGGCCATGCCTGACCGCCGGTGCTGCATTTGCGGCGGTGCATTCGAAACCAGGTGCAACAAGAAAACTTGCAGCCCGGCCTGCGCGAAGGAGCACGAACGGCGGCGCAATCAAGCGTACGAACGCAGCCACGACCGCCGCGAATACTATCGGCAATATCATCAGGCCCATCGCGAGCACCGCAACGCCATGATGCGCGCGCGTTACAAGCTGTATGGCGAGCAAGATCGGCAGAACACCGCGCTTCATGCGCGCGAGAAACAGGCGGCGCGGTTGGCGCAGCGACATGCGCAAATGGCGCGGTGGCGGCAAAAAAACGCGCTGGCGCTCAAGGTGCAGCACGAATGGCGCGTGACAATTCGCGAAGCCCGGCGCATGATCGAAACCGGCACTTTCCCTGAGTAGGAGCACGCGCCGCCGGGCCTAATCATTTCTGACGCCCATGATGAAGGTGCCCGGCGGCGCTGTTTACCGAAAACCAAATGACCCACGAACGCGACCACCGCTGCGTCCTGAATGACTTCGGCGAATGCATCAGCTATCGCGCCGCCGACTGTTTGTGCGCGCTGATGCCGCCCGACGTCTATCGCATGGCGCAGCGACTGGCGGCGGCCGCGGCGTGTCCGACATGTGGCGCGACTCAACCTATCCGCGCGGTCGATTCCAAACCCGCCGAAAAAATTTTGCTCAAGGACTTAGCGCCAGAACTCGACGGCGCCGATTGAGGAATTCGCCGCGGCTCGAGCACAACCGAATTGCGATTCTCACGAATTGTTACACCTAACTCTGAGCAATCCGCAGCACGATCGGTGCTAAGTCTTTGATCGTCGCGCCTGGTTGCATTCAAAATCGCCAGCAAAACCGTAATTCATTTCGGCCGAAAGTGCCGGATTGTCTTTTCGCGTCAACGGCAAAATTTTCAGAATCGCAGTGCTGCGGAGAGTGTCCCGCGCCGCGTGATAAAATGCTGTTGCGTTCCGGTCAGAGCGGGACGCGGGCTGTTTGACATTGTGAACCGAACAACGGCCAAGGCCCGACCGCCGCGTGAACGGCGACCGGGCCCCTGACACCCAACGTGAACCTGAGAGGATAAAACCAAATGACGACACTACAGACGCGCCGACATAACGATCTTGTCGCACAGCTGGGAAAAGAAAACCAGCGCCGTGATGACCTGATCGCGAAACTGGTGAAGTCCGACGGCAAGGTCCAGAAGCTGCGCCGGGCGGTGGTCCGGTCGAGCAAAAGACTGGATAGCCTGCGGCTGCAGGGTCCATCGACCCCGCCGCCGCCGGCACCGGCACCGGCGCCAGCGCCGGAACCGAAGCCAGCACCGAAGTCCGGTGATGTCACGGAAATCTCATGGGCCGAGATGACCGGCGCCAACCTAGTCGAAGCCGATGAGCCGCCGATCCCGGCGTTCCTGGATCGGAAGGCCAACGGCAAGCCAGACCCTGACGCCGACATCCGGCGCGAAGCCGACCGGCGCTGGCGGAACTGGACGCCCGGCAAGAACGCCAAAGGCCAGACCAAGCTCAGCCGGCCGCCGCTGCGCTCATTCATCAAAGAGGTGAAGGATGAGCGGACGCGGATGCCACTGACCGGCCGCGCCGCGCTTGAGGCGATCCGAAAGGCCAAATGACCAACAGCCGCCCCCTCACCGGGGCGGCTTTCTTTTTGCGCCGATGGTTGGCAAGCTGCTACCAGAGGACGGAGGCCATAATGACCGATTTCAAAGATTTAGCGCCAGAGCAGCGACTCGGCGATGCGCCGATCGAGGAAAAAGCGCGCGGGGTCATGAACGCGATCGCGCGCGGGCTCGATCAAATCCTCAACGGCGACGCCAAGGGCAAGGACAAAAAGGTGGGCTTCGTCGTGATGCTGTTCGAGTACGGCGACCACAGCGGCCGCTGCAACTACATCAGCAACGGCGCCGATCGGAAGGACGTGGTCGCGCTCATGAAGGAAATGATCGCGCGCTTCGAAGGCCAGCCGGAAATGAAGGGGCACGCATGAGCGACGGGCCCGGCAACGTCCACGAGATAACCGGCTTCATACATTGTGGCTTGTGCCTCGCAGAGAAACCGCCCGATCAGTCGGCGCAGGAGTGGGCGCGGCTGGAAGTCGGCTGGACCAAGCGCGGCTTTCAGGTTTGGTGCTACCGGCACAATTGCAATGTGATGCACGTCGATTTCGAAGGTCAGACTCACCCGGCCAACGTGACTCGAAGGGGACATTCATGAGAGCCACCGCTGCTGTGTTCGCGCTGCTGATTGCGCAAGCTGCGCTCGCCCAGGATCAACCAGGCGGCGAGGAGTTGTGCCAACGCGGCGCCGTGATCGTGGTCGAGGGCTTCAAGAAAGAGAATCCGAATCTGCCGCCGGATTACTTTCATCTTGAGAACGTCAAGCTGGCGTTCCCGACTACGGACGGCGTGATTTGTCAGGCCGATTTTGTGTTCAGCGATCCGCGGATCGCGCCGCGCAACCAGCCGTTCCCGGTGAAGCCTGCCGCTGACGGCAAGATTCAGGTTTGCAATCGGCAGGGTAAGTGCACGGACCCGCAGTGATGCCGCTCGACGAATCCGTGCCGCGCTATTGCTCCGACCACGCGACGTTCAAGATCGCCGCCGATCGGCGCAGCATCAAGTTCTTTCCCTGCGGCACTGTCAGCCATCACGCCGAAGACGTGCGGCATCGCTACTGCGCAAGGTGCCACCGGTTTTTCGAGCAGAGCAGCGAGCGCAAGGACCAACCATGACAACGAAAACCTACACTGCCGAAGTGCCGGTGATCCTGACCCTGGAAGTCGAAAGCTCGATGGACCCGGAGCAGACCATCGCTGCGCTGATGGAAACATTCGAGGCGAAGACCGATCCGCTGCTGGGCACCAACCTGAAATACTGGCCGGGCGCGCAAGCTCTCAAGCAGGGCTTCATGATCGCGCGCCCCCGCGGCGCCAAGCTCAACGGCAAGGTCAAGCTGGAGTAGATCATGCGCACGCACGAGCATCTATCCGACGCCGCGCTCGAGGCGATTTCCAAAGGCGACTGTCCCAGCTGCGGCCACCGCGGCTTTGTCATCGGTCCGTGGGGCGGCGCTTCAATCAACATCGAATGCGCCAATCCAAGGTGCCGGGAGCGTTTTAATGTCACGCTGGTGTCTGGCACCGCGCTGATCGGTCAGAGCATCGAACGCGAAATCGACGGCGGCAGCGAATGGCCGTCGAAGCCGCGCGGGCCGGTGCCGGTGCAATGATGAAGCTGCGCCGCTACTGCGTCACCGTCATGGACCACTGGACGCCGATGCGCGAGTTCTGGACCTTTGGCGGGGCGCTTGCCTTTGCCGCGCGCCACTTGGGAGCATCGCATTTGCATGTCTGGAATAGCGCCACCAAAACCTGGGAGGAGATACAGCGAATCTGGCTGCGCAACATTCACGATCGCTGAACCACGCCCATGACCCTTGACGAAAAAATCCGACTGATCACCACCAGGATCATGCGGGAGCGATCCGGCTCAGAGCGAATGTCGCTTCAGGAGTGGGAGGCGTTTTTGCGGGAGCTTCTCTCAACGCCATCGGCATGACTGACATCATCGCACTGATCGGGATTGCGCTTGGATGCTTCCTTTGCGGGTTCAGCCTTGGAGGCCGCGCGGATCGTTGGCTTTGTAATTACAAGGGCGGACGTTATCGCCCAAGGTATTAGGAATGATCATCGCGTGCGAAACGACCGACAAGGGCTGGCGGGCGCTGACCCAAAAGGGTGAGGTGCTGGACGTCGCCTGCCGCGGCCTAGTCGCGGTGCCGGCCGGCCAGCGTGTCAAGCTCGACGGCGCCGAGATGACGGTGCCCGATCCGCAGCCGGAAATCGTCGCCCGCTATCTGCAGCACTACAACGGCTCGGCGTCCCTGCTGCAGCTGGGCGACGCCGCCGGTGCGCTTGAGCAAATCGACGCCGCGATCGCCATCGCGCCGACCGCGCTGGCCAAGTTCAACCGATCGATCGTGCTGTTGCATCTCGGGCGCTGGGCCGAAGGCTTTGCCGGGTTTGAGGCGCGGCTGGAGCTGGGGCTGGGAAATCCGCTGGTGAAGCAAGCCAGAGGCCTGCCGCGCTGGCACGGCGAGAACCCGCGCGGGCGGCGCCTGCTGCTGGTGCACGATGCCGGCTTTGGCGATACCATAATGCTGCTGCGATACGTGCCGGTGCTGCGCGGTGCCGGCGCCGAGGTGCGGCTGCTGTTGCCGCCAGAGTTGCAACGGCTGGGCAGCCGGCTGGCGCCCCTTGGGAGCGTCGCTGAGGCCGATTGCTGGGCGCCGATGATGTCTCTCCTGCACATCGCTCGGCAAACGCCTGAGAGCACGCCGCCGGCCGCCTATCTCTATATGGCGGTGGATCGGGAGCTGACGGAGCGCTGGCGCGCTCGGCTGGGCCATGGCACCCAGCGCCGCGTCGGCATCGCGTGGTCGGTCGGTCCGAATTGCTCGGCTGATGATAACCGGCCGGTGCCGCTCGAGCGGCTTGTCGACATGATCGGGCCCGACGTCGACCTAGTGAGCGTGCAAACGCAAGGCGCCGAAGAGGCCGACCGCCACGGTATCGCGCGCTACCGGCTTGAGGACTTTGCGGACTGCGCGGCGTTGATCGCTACGCTCGACGCGGTGGTCACGGTGGACACTGCGGCGCTTCACCTTGCCGGCGCGATCGGACACCCGAAGGTCACCGGGCTATTGCCGTACGCTGCGAGCTGGCGCTGGGCGTCGCCGTGGTATCCACAAGCTCGACTGATCCGGCAGACGGCGCCCGGCGACTGGGCCAGCGTGGCTGCACAATTCCGAGAACGGATGCCCGGCGGCGGACTCATACCAGCCATCCACCATGTCCGCATAGCTGGCGGCCTAACGCGTTAGGCGCGAAGTTGAAACGGGTTGCCGACGATCGCTGCACGTGAAACACTGCGGTGCGTTCGGCGCCGGGCCAACGAACAGGTGACACCCGTTTGATGCTTGCCCGCTCCGCCGACGCCTGACTGGGCCAGAGCAGACACGTCACCCGTGAAGGAATTGCCCCGTCAGTCCCTACCCGCCGCCGGGCCATCGACGCCTTGATGCCCAATAAGCGGATGCCCGACGGCGGCCCTTTATCGTGGCCTCAGTGAGCCTTTTGATGGGCCGCCCCTCTTTAATGGTTTGCGCATCCTGTCCCATTCCGCCAGCGTGTCAGGCAGCGGACCGATTTCGGTCGGCGAGTCCTTTTCGTTGAGCAGGAATTTTTCCAGCGCCATGAACGTGTCGAATGCCTCGCCAAGCACCTTGTCGCTGATCGAATTGCGGCTGTCCGGATGCAGGGCGCGCCTGATTTTGTTGAACGTGTCCTTATCCATCAGGCCCCTGCGCCGGGCGTAGAGTTCTTGCGCCTGCTCGATTCTCTTCCTCCAGAGCGGCAGTACGATTTCATCGATGCGTCGTTTGACTTCATCAAGCACGCGCATTTCAAAACTCAAGTCGAGCTTGCGCTGGTGGGTTCGCATTGCCGCGTCGAGCTTCTCCTGGGCCGACATCGACAGCGCCACTTCCGGCGGTGGCGCGACTTCGCGGCGACCTTGCTCTTGTGCGACTGCGGTCTTGACCACTTGCACTGAAGCCAGACCGGATTGGGCAGCGGCCTGTTCGAGCGTGTAGCCCTTGTCCAGAACCAGCGCGCCGGCAAGATCGGCCTTCGCCGCTTCGGTTCGGCGGCGCGGTCCACTGGTGCTGCCCTTGGGCCGACCCGCCCCCTTCGGATTGCTCGCGGTCTTGGCAGATTTTGATTTATTCCGTTGGAATAAATTACCGAGGTCCTTGCTGATCGTTCCCTGCGTCACATCCAACGCCTCCGCGATCCGCTCCATTGTCCACTCGCGCTCGCCGTAGAGATATTTAGCAATGCGTTGGCGCTCGGGCTTGGTCATCGGCTTGGTGCCGACGTTTGAGGCGATAGCGATCTTCAAGCGCTCGGCATCGGCTTCGTCGCCTTCGCCAAGTTCGAGCATCACAACGACGGGCTCGATCTTCAACTCCTTGGCGATCTTGAGCCGACGATGGCCGACCAGCACGACGCCGCGCTCGTCTTTGTAGGCCGGGAATTCCTTGCGCCAGCCGAATTGCTTCATCGATCCGCGCAGCTCGGTATCGTCATCACCGTCTAGCAGGCGGATGTTGTCGCGAAACTCACCGGTCTTTGGGTTGAATGGATCGTTGAGCTTGTTTGTCATTGGTCAGCTCCCCCACTGCGGCGGCGCTGTTTACGCGACGCCCAATAGCGACGCAGCACAACGCCAAGAGCTTTGCTTATGTCCGCGAGCTTTGCTGTACCGACATCACGCATTTCGAGGTCGCACATCTCCAAAGCTTTTTCGCGGATCATCGTTGCCGCCGCGAAATCATCTGCAGCGAGCGAGCCTTCAATGGCCAATTCGTTATAGAGCGCTTTCAAAAGCGTGCGATAACGCTCGTTTTCCCACAGTAAGATATGGATGCTTTCCACTTGGTCGTTGAAGCTGGGTGGCCCAATAGGCCGAAAACTTTTTGACATCGCCGTACTCCTGTTTGCGCGACGCCATGCGCGCGGGGAGAGAACTGGGGCGGTTGCCCGCCCCAGTCGTTTTCAAAGGGACTTTGGCAAATTTAATCGCCGTTGCCCTCGCTGGGGACTTGCTGCCCGCCAACCGTATTCCGGCGCTGCTTGCGTGATGCGTTGTAGCGACGCAGCACGACACCGAGAGCAAGATTGATGATGGCGAGCTTCTCTTCGGCAACTTCGTTGCTGCCGATTTCCTTGGCCTTCTCCCGAATGATCATGGCGGCCAGCACGTTGTCGGCTGCCAGTGATCCCTCGATCGCGTGGGCGTCGTAGGTTGCCCTGAGATAAGAGCGATACTTCGGGTCCTCATTCACCAGGATGCGGTGAATGTCCTCGACCAAGTCGTTGAGAGTGCGTTCGGCTTTGATATGCCGTTCCCAGTCTTCAATTTTCTCGGGGAGGGGAGGGGCTTCGCGAAGTGAGACATTGCTATTACGCGACATATTGACTTACTACCTTTCTGCGGGGGCACCATGCTCCCGCAGCTGCAAATCTAGGCGGTCAAATTGACCGCCGTCAACCACCAAAATTCTGGAGCCGCTTTACCTCATCTGCGAACCAAGCGTTGCGCTGGGGTCCGTTCTTGAAGGGCTTTGGCAAGTAACCTTGCTTGACCCATCGAATGAGCGTGCTGCGGCTGATGTTGAGCTGCTTGCAGACTTCCTGCGAATGCACGAGTCGCCGATTCTCTGGCGCTCCAATTTCGCGCCGATTTGCGATCCATTGGTCAACCTGTTCGGCTGGCCAAACCACGGTGCGCTTGCCGTAGGGTTGCGGCGCCGGAAACATTCCACGCTCGACCCAGCGATCTAAGGTCGCACGATGGATGTTTAGCCGCCTAGCCACCTCCGGCGCGCGCAGCAGTTTCTTTGGATTCGTCAATCGCTCGTGCGCGGCACGGCCGGCCTCGGTGATCTTCCATCCACGCGGCGGCTTGGCCAAACCCAGCGCGGCCAACTCTTGCAATTGTGCCTCGGTCACATGACCGATGGTTCCCTGCCAGAGCTTGGACAATGTGCGGAGTTGCTCGTTGGTCAGCGTTTTCATCCTGGCCCTGATTAGGTCATTCTGGCCGGTAACGTCAAGGCGACGGCCGGCCGTGTCCAGAAAGTTGCGCTCGGGTGAAGTGAGAACGGACAAAGAATCTGCGGGTGGTTTTGCGGGTGGTTTTTGTCACTTTGCGGGTGGTTTTGGCCATTTTGTTCGCATTCGTTCTCATGTGAAAACGGCTCCCGATTTTGGCGGAAGCCATTGACGTGAAAGGTGTTTTCTATGGCGCGCTCGGAGGGATTCGAACCCCCAACCCTCGGCTTCGAAGGTCTACGTTGGATCGACCAATTGTTGTTGATGCGCCAGCAGCTTAGACCGTCTTCAGCCGGCGCTGCGGGTGGTTTTGCGGGTGGTTTTTGTCGGCCTTCTTGCCAAGGCGCGCCTTGCGGGCGGTCGTCAGCTTCTCGCGCAGCTTCGCGGTCGCGTCGGGCAGCAAGTGTCCGTAGATGCGCAGCGTCGTGGCGTAGTCGGAATGGTCGAGGCCCTTCGACACCATCATCAGGCCGTCGGCGCCGCTGGTGCGCAACGCCTTCGACGCGAAGTCATGACGGAAGTCGTGGATGCGAAACCGCGTGGCAAAGCCGGCGTGCTTGCTGAGGGTGTTCCAGACGCCGCGGAAGCCGGCGTTGGTGATCGGATAGCGCAGCCCCTTGACCCGTTTGACCCGCGTTTCGGTGACACCGCCGTCGAGCCGCCGGTGACGCGTCACATAATCGCTGTTGTGATCGGCCGTGTAGGTGAACACGCGGCGCTCAGCCAGCGACTCGCCGACGTTGTCGTGACGCTTGCAGTAGAGCGGCCACAGCAGCTCGCGGATGGTATCGTCAATCTCGAACACAATGCGCTTGGGCACGCCGCGGCGGCCCTTGCCCATCATTTCGATGACGCCTTCCTCCCATTTAACTTGCCGCCACTCCAGCTCGATACAGTTCATCTTGCGCTTGGCGACGTGGTTGATGAATGCGATCAGCGGCCAATAGTCGGCGCGGTGGTCTTCGATGGCGCGATCCAGTCCGCTTTCCTCCTCGGCCAGCAGCTCGCGGGTGTGCGGCTTGACTTCCGGCAGCCAGAGATTTCGCCAGTCCGGTTCATCGGGGAAATGCGCCTTCGGTTTGCAGAACGTGAACAGCTCCTTGAGCTGCTTGATGCTGTCGTTGACGGTCGCATTCTTGATCGGCCGCGCGTTCTTGCCTTTGCCGACCTTGTCCTTGGCGCGCACGCGGATCATCACGCGCACAGCCTCGGTGTCGATTGCGGTCAGCAGCTTGGCCGCCCCGAAATAGCGGACCAGCCAGCTGACCTTGCGCTCGTAATTGATTCGATCCGTGAAATATTGTGCCTTGTCGAGCATGAAGCGCGAGCCGACATCGCCGATTTGCAGCGACGTGCCGGCGACCGCCTCGACGTCCAGCTCTTTTATTTTGGCTTCTGCCCACGCGTCGAAAGCCGTTTGCGCATCTCGCTGATTGGTGAGCCCTGTAGAGTGAGTATGTTTTTTGCCCCGGTGCCAGAGGTCGCCGCGGTACTTGCCCCGCTCTTTGTAGACGTTCGGCATTCCTCTCTCCGTTTGCGCCGCTCGATGAAGGCAACCACATCGGTGGCCTCGAACATCATCACGCGGTAGCGCCTGCGTCCTTTCCGGTTGCGCGCCATCTCGACATACGGCAATTCACCGTCCGCGACATAGCGCCGAAGTTGCGTGCCGGAACAACGCAGCTCGCTGGCAGCTTCCTTAGCCGTCAACAGAGCCATGGCAACTTCCTCCACTCATATAGGCCATTCTGACCGCTCTGGCAAGCCGGTCATTTTTGCCTGTGTTTCCAGTGGTTTGAATTGGTGCCGCCGGGCATGCTGTTCCTGGGCGTCAAGGGGGGCACGGCCCGGCGGCTTTCGCGGCACCGTGGTCATGGGCGTCAGCACGCTGATGGCCGCGAATCTGAATTGGTGCCGCCGGGCACGGTTCTTATGGGCGTCAGCGCGTTTGCGGCCCGGCGGCGGCGTCGCGGCATCCATTATGTGGGCGCCTTTCGGCGTCGACGTTACGCTGGCCGCGACGTTTGTCATTATAGCCAACCTCGCAATGTTCGGCGACGGCGGCGCCGGGAGATGGCGGCCCGCACCCAATAGCCGATGCCAAAGCCGATCAGGATGCCGCCCAGCACGGTCACAACAATCAGACCGGGATCGAGCTTCAGGGGAATCATCGGTGCTGTCGCTTGTAGTAGCGCGCAAGGTTGGCCGCGTTGCGCTCCTCACGGTGGGCGGCGTGGTACTGGTGCCAGTATTCCGCCATGTCACCCTTGTGATCCTTGAACCACTTCGCCCGCTGCGCCTTGGCGCGCTGCTCGCGGCATAATTTGCTGCACATTTTGTCGTGCTTGGTCTTTGCCCGGAACGGCTTACCGCAGGCCACGCATGCGATGATGATCATGGGCATTTGCCTTTTTGGTGGGACGGCCCTGACAAGGGAGTAAACAAGCCATGCCGTCCCCGCGGGTGTTGTTTCATCTATGCGGCATCACTTGCCCGCTTGACGCCGTCGCAGCTATCCGCGCGCGCCAAAACCAAACACGCACGGCCCTCTGCGCAAGGGTCCTACGATAAGAGCGTCGGATACTTGGTTCGGATAAACCGGATCGCCTGCATGCGCTCGGCTTCATCCATTCGATCGAAAGCAGCGAGCACAATCGCCAGTCGCATCAGCCAATTTTCCGGCGCCGATGCCGGCTCGCCCATCGCCTGAATTGGTGACGTCACCGCGATTGCCTTGCGTGCGCGTCTAGCCATTTTCTCCTCCTCTCTGTCAGAAAAACCGGCCGCCCATGACTCGGAACGCGACCTCAAGCAGCGCAATGATGCCGACGAACAACAAGATGGCGGTGCTGGTGTCGATCATCACGAATCCTCCTTGCCTTGGCGCCACGGTGCGATCCGTTGGCCGTTGAAATAAACCCGATACGGTTTGGCGTCGGCCTCCTCGATCACATAGCCGGCGCATTCTTTGACGCGCAGCCGGTGCAACGCGCGCACGCGATGGTGCCCCTCGATCAGCCACGCCCGATCGTCTTCGATCACGAGAATCAACGGCGGCGCTTTTGCCAGCCGCGCCTGGTCGGACACCATCGCGTCGACCTTGGCGGTGTCGACTTCGACATTGCGGTTGGCGGCGAACAACTCCGGCACCGACACCACGTGCAGCTTGTGCCGGCCAGCGGCGCAATCACGTGCGGCACGCGTCACGTTCCACGATCCGTGGTCGGAATCGAACGTGTCATCGCCGATGTCGAGATTCGAAATGACCAGCGTCATGCCGGTCGGCGTTTGTTCAGGTCTTCGAACCATTGATCGACTTGCTCCGCTGGCCATACGACGATGCGGCGGCCGTAGCGCCGCGGTGGAGGGAAGATGCCTTTTTCAACCCAGCGATCCAGGGTGGCGCGATGGATTTGCAGCCGCTTGGCAACCTCCGGCGCGCGCAGCAACTTCGCGTTGCTTATGGCTTTTTCGTAGTGCTGCTGAGCCATTTTTCGACCTCGTCCTCGAACCACGCGTTACGCTGCGGACCATCCTTGAACGGCTTGGGGAAGTAGCCCTGCTTCACCCAGCGAATTAACGTGCTGCGGCTGATGTTGAGCTGCTTGCAAACCTCCCGTGATCGAACCAGCCGACGCACCGTCATCAGCCCAGCCCGCTCATTCGGTGTTCGGCGCAGATGTTGCAGACCCGCTCGCGCATGTCGCTAAACAGCGCGGCAACGCCCTCCAGCGCAAAATCGGTTTTGTAGAGCGCCGCGTGACAGATTTCGAAGGCGATGACGGTGGCGGCGCACATGACGATCAGCTCGCGCCGTTCCATGTCGCCCAGCTCATCGATGCCGACGATCGGCGGATCAAGGTCATCCTTCAGCGCTTGCACCAGCGCGGCGCGCGATTCGATCAGGTCGGCCATCACGATTTGCCTCCTGCCTCGGTGACCACGTCGGCGATGCGCTTGATCGAGTGCGCCAATGACAACAGCAGCACGGGCATCGCCTGCATTTCCGACAGGCTGAAATCCCAATCCTTGCGATCGGCCGGCAGCAACTCGAGCGCCACCGGCTCGAGCGCGCGCTTCAGCAGCTCGGCTGGGATCATCGTCGGCATGATGTCAACGCCAAATTGGCCGCGGTCATTTCAAAATCTCCTCCACCCCAGTCGCAGGATCGCGACCGAGAGCGCGACGATGGAAAGCGAATTGATGATCGAGATGCCGGCGGTGACGATCAGCGCGATGGCGACTTCGTCGGTCATGATCCGCCCTTCAAGCTGGAATGAGTTTCATCGCCTGCAGGCGCATGCGATCGAGCGCCTCGAGCGCGTCGACCTGGAGCCCAGCCTGGGCGCGCAGCGCCGGGTAACCGGACTCGATCGAGTCGAGCACCTCACGCCGGGTCGCCGGCCGGCCTTCGCAGAACCAGCCCAACCGCGACGGCGCGCCGATCCGGAACAGGATTTCATTGCCGTTGCCGAGAAAGCGGTCGTAATGGTCGGTGACCCACACCAGCGCCACGCCGGGATTGCGCGAGATGCCGGTCGGGCTGAAAAACGAGTCTTCCGGCAGCTCGGTCTTTTCGTTCCTGCGCATGCGCGGCCGGGTCAGGAACGGGCAGGCCTGTACGGCAAATGTCGCGCAGTCGAGATGACATGGCGGCTCACCGGAAACGCGGTTGATCGCGCACATCGGGCCGATGACAAAAGCCTTGTGGCGGCCCAGCACCTGACCGCACAGCCAACACAGATTGGCGCGGATCGCGTGGTGCATCTTGCCTTTGCCGATGACGCGGAAGTCCGGAGCGTGGTCCGCGTTCCAATGGACAAACCACGGCACCACGAAGCCGCGATGGTCGAGCGGCAGCCGTTTCATCCGATTCGGGATCGGCGGCTGCGACGGGTGCGGCGTGATGGCGGCGGCGGTCATGCTCGCCTCCGCAGCTGCTTGCGAATGCGCGCCGGGATGACCACGAATGTCGTGCAGCGATCGCAACACCGGCCCGACTTCACCGGCGTGGCATCGCCGCCCCAGCCGTCATATGGCTGGCGGCAAATCGCGCAGAGCTGGTCGCCGTCGGCGTAGCGCGACTTGCGGCGTTTCAGTTTTATGACCTCCGCCATTTCCGATCCTCCAAAAAAGTGCGGGGTTTCTTATCTCGACACCCGCCCCGGTTCTGCCCCGGCTCGGCGCTTGTGGTTATCCAGCCCCCACAGCGGCGCGTTCCTAGTGCTACGCTGGCGGAAATACTTGCGCCGCCGGGCCGAAACGCACAGACAGGAAAGCCCGGCGGCGCGCACCGCACAGCACCCCGATAGGGGTCGTACCGAGAGCTGGGCGATGGTTCGGATTCATTGCGTGCTCAACCGATCCTCTTCATCAAGTTTGTCCAGCTCGGTGAAAACCTTGCCGCTGGTATCGTCGGAGCGCTTCGCCTCTTGCATCGCCAAATTGCCCAGCAGATAAAGTTGGGTGATGCCGTTTTTCAGTTTGCTGATGCGCTCGAGCACGCGGTGCTCGATTTCATCGGCGTTCTTTTTCGACCGCTGCAGCTCCTGCACGAAGCCGTTGCCGATCTTGTCAAGCGAGTCGTGCAGGAGGTCATGGTCACGCTGAATCCCCAGCATCGGTGGCGTGGCGCCGTTGCCGGTGCGTTGCGGCACCTGATGCGCTGCGGTGATCGCCTTCATCTCATTGAGCATCCGGTCATCGTGTTCGGCCATCGCCGTTCTCCTCTATGTGCTCATGCGTAACCGGCCGGCATAAGCGTTCGGCCAAACGTGTTTGAGCGCGATCCAGGCCAGCACCGACGCGCCGATCGGCACCATCAGCAGCGGCCACAACAGCGATTGCGGTTCGCGCGGTGCCGGCTCGCGCACCGGCTGCAGCGGCACCGCGAGCCAGCGATCGAGGAATAACAGCTCGGTCGGCGGGTCGGCGGTATCGTCGGCGGTATCGCCCTGCTCGAACGACTCGGCGCGGAGCCAGCGCGGATCGACCGTGACCGTTTCGTAGCGCGGCAGCGGCACCGGCTGCGGCCGCGCGGTGGTGCGCCAGTGCAGCCGCGACTTCGGCATTCCGGGCCGGCCGACGTACCAGCATTTCCGGCCATCCACATATCGCCAACTCTGGTAACCGCCGCCGCCGCGGCTCGAGCGGCAGTCGATCGCCGCCGCCACCGTCGCGGTGATCAACAACAGCAGCATGGCGACGGCGAACCTCATCACGCGTCCTATTCGGTGCGGGCCCGGTGGCCGACAGACTGCACGAGAGGCCTGCCGGGCCCGCTGCGGGGGGTCTACCCCGCATTGCTAAGCGGGATTCCGTCCCAGCCCTTCAGCCAAGCCGCCGCCAGCGCGGTGGCGTCCTGGCCACGGTATTCGCCGGGAATGGCCTTGCGGGCGTGGCCGTCGGCTTTGGCCTTCATGCCCCTTTCCCATGCGGCCTCAGCGGCCGCCGCAGCAGGGTCCGAGGTGTCCGCCGATTGCTCGGCGGTGGAAGCGTCGGAGTTTTGCTGCGGGGGCTCGCTTTGGGCCGGCGCCGGCTCGGTCCCCAGTGATCCAAGTGGAGCATTTGCCGGCGAGGACTTCGGTGGTGACGGCGCGTCTTCGGCGCCGCCGCCGAACTGGTCGAGGGCCGCCGCGACGGAGGACGGCCGCTGTGCTGGTGCGATGGCTTCACGCTTGTCGCCGGCACCGGTGAAATCGTAGAGCGCATCGTCGCGCTGCAAGAGTCGATCGAGGTCGGTCGACTGCGGCAGTTGCTTTGAGTGCAAGCGCGCCACGGTCTTGCGCGCCATTTCCGGATAGAACGTCGGGTCCGACCACGGCCCGCGCTTGGCTTTGGATTTTTTCCTGATGTCTTCGATCTGGTCGAAGTTCATCACCTCCCTAGACTTGGTGCCGTCCGGAAAAGTCGCGATGCTGTAAGCGAACAGCACCTTGCGGGCGCGGCCGCCGGTCGGTGCGGGCTTGTGATGGATGTACGGAGTGTCGCCCAGCGCATAATCGAACTGGTCGCCTTCCTGGACCACTTGCACATTCCAATCGCTGAGAATTCCGGCGTTGCGCACTTTCTTGCGCAGCCCGGCCACCATCGGTATCCATCCGGCCTGATCGGATTTGCCGCCGCGGCCATCCTCATCCTCGGAAAATGGCACGATCGCGCCTTCGCGACCGTCGGGCAGCAAGCCGTCGTTGGCGGCTGACATGCAGGCGTTGAAAAAACTCTGCCGCGTGCAGCGGAGCAATTTCGGATTGCGCTGGACCGCGGTCATCACCACGCGAATGAAGCGCTCGGCCGGAATGTGTGCCGGCAGCGCGTACTTGAACTGGTCCATCATCCGACCGAGGTCTTCGCGCAGCGTTTTGACAGCCAGCGGCATCTCGCCGCCTTTGGTGATTTCGTTGCGCGTGGTGTGCGTGTCGGTCATTTCCAAATCTCCGGTTCAGGATGTCGTTGTTGTTGTTGATGCTGTCGCTGCTGGTTTGGATTTCGCGCTGCGTTGCTGCGCCTTGTTGATGGCTGTCCAGGCGTGGACGATGCGATCCATCTGCTCAGCGAACGCGGCGGTGCTTGGCCACATCTTGGCTTCCAACAAATCGGCGAGCTGCCGCGCGTGGAACGTGGCTTTCAGCCCGCTGTATCTCCGGTTGAGGTCTTGCTGATGGTCGGTCAGCGCGCGGCCGTGCAGATGATCGAGCCCGCCCTTCAGCGCGATCGGCCTGCCGTCGCTGGCTGAAGTGGCGAAGCCGCGTTCGATCTTGTCGATCTGATCAAGCGGCAGCCGCACGACTTCGGAAATCTGATTGCGCTCGTAGCCGTACTCCAGCAGACGGATGATCGCGTTGCGCACCGAATACTGGTCGAGCTGATCGCCATGTCCGACGTTCAGCCGCACGGCGTCGGCATAAAGGTCGGCCTCACTGGCGTAGGTCTTCAGTTCGACTTCGCACTCGGTGAGGTCGAGCCGTTTGTAGGCGAGATAGCGATGACGGCCGTCGACCAGTCGGTACGTCACCGAGTCCACAGTCAACGGAGGGAATGTGGCTCCAGCTTTCGCGGCATGAACCAGCCGCGTGGTGTTGAAGTCATTGACGCCAGAGCCTCTCGGATAAATGCTGTCGTCGATGATGATCTGACTGAGAAGCATTTTCATTTTTCAATTCCCTGCCTTGCCGTGCCACGCCCCGCCGCACCCGACCGTGCCCAACCGAGCCGGGCCCTGCCGGAGCCGCAAAAAATGGATTGGACGAATCCCTGCCTTGCCTTGCCAGACCTCGCCCCGCCACGCCCGGCCTCGCCAGACCTAGCCGCGCCCAACCCGGCCTCGCCCGAAAATTGATTGAACGAATCCCTGCCTTGCCTCGCCGTGCCCCGCCCAGCCGAACCAGACCCGACCGCGCCGAGCCTTGGCTTGCCCAGCCGCGCCCTGCCGGACCCAACCTGAAAATTTGAAAACAATTCCCTGCCTTGCCGCGCCGCGCCAGACCCAACCGCGCCGTGCCATGCCCGGCCGCGCCTCGCCATGCCGCGCCCCGCCGTAAAAAATTGATTGATCGAATCCCTGCCTTGCCGTGCCTCGCCATAGCCGGCCGCACCTGACCAAACCCAGCCCGGCCGCACCCAGCCGCGCCTCGCCGCAAAAAATCGATTGAACGAATCCCTGCCGTGCCACGCCGCGCCTCGCCCGACCAGGCCACGCCTCGCCAAGCCCTGCCTAATAAGGCCGTCGCAAAAATCGATTGAACAAATCCCTGCCTTGCCCTGCCGTGCCCGGCCGCGCCTCGCCACGCCTAGCCACGGCTTGCCTGACCCCGCCGCAAAAATTGATGAACTATTCCCTGCCTCGCCTTGCCGTGCCCCGCCGCACCCGGCCAGACCGCGCCGAGCCGGACCTGACCAAGCCAAGCCTCGCCTGACCTGACCGCGCCAAAAACCTGACTGCAATCTTTGAAAACAATTCCCTGCCTTGCCGCGCCGCGCCGCGCCTCGCCCCGCCAAGCCTTGCCAAGGCTTGCCATGCCTCGCCGTGCCTCGCCAAATTGCTGCCGTTGAAAAATTCATTTGAACTATTCCCTGCCTTGCCGTGCCTCAGCTCGCCCCGCCTCAATGAATCGCGTACTCCACGACGCGGAAGCGACCGAAACGTGGTCGGTAATCTCCACATCCAATTCGATTTCCGGCGTCGGCCAGAATGTCGACGATCAACCGCGGGTTTTTGATCAGCTGAATGTCGTGTTCGATCGTGCACGTCGCCGACCATTGTTCGAATTTTGGTCTGGCACGCACGACACCGGCGCGCATGACGCGAACGCGGCGGCGATCGATGGCGTAACTGGTCAGCGGACTGCCATCGACCGGATGCACGAGTGGCACCAAATCCTCGACGGCGCTGATATGAGCAAGCGCACTGCGCATTGAAGCGCGCTTGATCTTCCAGGCCGATGCTGCAGCCAGCACCGCGCCGACAAACATTTCGCCCTTCATGCAAAGATTGCCATTTTCGTCACGATAGGTGCCGGCCTCTGCCTCAACCTCCGGCTCCGGGATGCGCGTGCCGCGCTTGGCGTCGACGTTGGCGCCAATTGATGCCGGGTTATGGGTGAGCAGCGGCTTGATGCCGACGACTCTGAAAGTCACCTTTCCGCTGATTGGCGGCTCAGTCTCCAGCTTGGTCATCGGTGGTGTGGTCACGTCGAGCATTGGTTGGGTTCTCCTCGGTTTTTTTATGCAGCACGTTCGTCGGATTCGTCTTTGATGGCTCGCAAAACACGGAAACTTTTTTCCGGCACGACATATTGCTTTCTGGTTTGCAGCTTGTAGGTGAGCCGCCAGCCTTGAACGATTGCCGCCTCGGAATCCTGCAGCCGAAATTTCACTTCGGTTTCGATGGCATCGCGGCGCTTCTCAAGTTCGGCGAGTTGTTCTTTCAGCTGCTCGCGTTCGGCCAACAGAACAGGCAAATTGTTGTCGGTGCGAAGATCGGCGACCTTGCCGGGCTGCTCGCGCGGATAGATGATCGGCAACAGCGCCGCGTCGCGATCGAAGTCGAGCTTGGGCGCGCGGCCGGCGGCGATGTCCGACCAGAATTGTTCGACGGTGTCCTGGATGCGCCGCTCGGCCGCCGGGTGCCGCGGCACGACGTAGGTGTAGAGCTTGAACTGATAGCCATCGCACACCAGCGCGGCGATCAGCCCCAGCTCCACCTTCATCAGCATCATTTCCGTGAGCGCCTGCAGCGTCACCCAAGTCGGCGGCGTGTCCTCGGTCCAGCTCCGTCGAAACACATGCGGCGCGGTGGTTTTGGTTTGCAGGACGCCTTTTTTGCCGGCCGGGTCGATGACGTGGAAATCCGGCGTGCAGCCCAGCCGCAGCTTCGGCGCGCGGGCGTAGAGGTGCGCCTTGTTGATTTTCCAGCCTGGGTGCTCCTCCAGGAATGCTTGCGCGACTGCGTTCTCCAGCAGCCGGCCGCGGCGCATCGCGATCGTGTCCTCGACCTCCGGCATGGCGACGCCGGTATGTTTGGCGAACAGGCCCATCGCGGTTTCGTACGGGTGCAGGCCGAACAGCGCCGCGACCACTGACGCGGTGATGTCGCCTTCGCGCAGCGCCAACCATTGCTCACGCGTGACGATGCGATGCTTCTGGATTTGCAGACGGCGTGGCCGCGGCAATTTCATCGCAGGCTCCAGACATTTTCGTCGGAAGCTCGGCAGACCACCGTCTAGAGAACGGGTTCCAATGTCGATAGGGAGCAAAATCGGGGAGCAGGAACGCCGCACGCAGAACAAGAAGGTCGCCTAGCTCGTGTCGCGGATCATGGGCAACCTATTGCAGATGACAACATGAAACTTGATGCAGATAATTTGCTAATGAAATGCAGATGAAAGTTCAGATACGCCGATGGCATCGGCATAATTGACATTGCAGGGTTCGAATTTTTGATCCTTTGGATTACAAAACTAACTCTTGTGAAAATGCACATCTGCGTTTCAAATTTCGCAATGCGGCTTCGCTTGCCTAAGCCGGTCAGCGGTCGCAAGGTAAAGCTCTAAGCTGACTTTTTGCTATCGATTCAACGCCGCGCCGGGGTTCGCCCCTGCGTGCGCGGCATCCTATTACCGTCAGGGAGCACATGCATGGCGCGTGCCACGGGGTCAAACCAGTTCGACGCTGAGCAGATCAGCCGGTTCCTTGATGCCATCGATCGCGAAGATGACACGCTGTTGACGCTGGCCAGCGACCACATGGCCAAGTGCAAGGGCCCGCGGGCGCGGATTCGCGACACCATGAAAGCGGCCAAAGAGGCCGGCCTGAACATGGCGAGCTTTCGCACCGTGGTCGCCCAGCACCGCAGCGAGCGCAAGATCGAGGAAAAAATCGCCAAGCTCGAGGAGGACGATCACGCCGATTTCCTTCAGATGAAAGAGGCGCTCGGCGAATTCCTCGACACACCGTTGGGCCAGGCGGCGGTCGATCGCCATCCGGCGGCGCGCAGCGAAGACCTCGACAACTTGAGCAGCGGCTAAGCTGATGATCCCCGACGAGCGCCGACCGACGTGTCCGAGTTGCGGGCAGCTGCTGACCGCCTACCGGCTTGGCGTGCGCTTGGGCCCGCTGCGGGCGCGGCTGTTCGATTGCATCAAGCGCGCCGGGCCTGACGGTATCGCCGCCGCGGATTTGTTCGAGCTGATTTTCGCCAGCCGCAACGTCGGTCGCCAAGCGCTCAAGGCCCACGTGTGGGCGATCAACATGCTGTTGCAGGACACCGACTGGAAGATCGGCAGCAACCGCGGCCGCGCGTACTGCCGCTACTGGATTGAACGCCGCACCATGAAAAGGGGACACCATGGACCAGACCACGCCCACGCGCGACCTCGACAAGGCCAGAAAATTTCGCGAACTCGCCGAAGCGCGAGTATCGGCGACGATATGGCGAATTCGGCAAATCGGTAAGCTCGCCCGCCGTACCAGCTACGCCTTCAATCAAGAGCAGCTCGAGGCGATTTTCAAAGCGCTGCGCGACGAAGTCGACGCCGCCGAAAAAGCCTTCGCGCCGCCGCCGCCCAAGGAAAAGTTCGGCCGCCAGCACACGTTGTTCAAGCTGGAGGACTGAGCCATGGCCGCGGAAGCGCTCGACCGCATGCTGGTGCGGCGCTGGGTGACGTTTGCGATGACGCTGCGCTGCGACCATTGCGGCATCGCCATGTTCGAAGACGAAGCGCCGGCCCGCAAGGCCGCCGAGTCATTGATCCGCGACGGCCAGACCGATCCGTTGATCATGCGGGAATATCACATGCTGTGCGTCGAGTGCGAAGACGATGAGGCGATCGTATGAGCGAGCTGGCCAAGGCGATCAAAAAGATTCGCGCCGACCTGGTCTGGCGCGGACCGACCGGCCGTCAGGCCGGCGTGATCGTGCTCGATCGCGCCATGGCGGAGGTGGTGCTGGAAGCGCTGGAGAAAAAGCAAAAGCAACCGGAGCCGGTCAAAGCATGAATGCGGCCACGCTGTTTTCCGGAATCGGTGCGCCAGAGGTTGCCATGCCGCATTGGCGCTGGCTGTGGCATGCCGAAGTCGAGCAATTTCCGAACGCGGTGCTGTGCTTGCGGCATCCGCAATCGATCAACCTCGGAGATGTCAACGCCCATGACTTCACGCAAAGGGCCGAAGCCGTCGGACGGCCAGACATCATTGTTTTCGGAAGCCCCTGCCAGTCATTCAGCATCGCCGGAGAACGTCTTGGCCTGGATGATCCGCGCGGTAACTTGGCGCTCATCGCCCTGGGAATTGTTGACCGACTTAAACCCGCTTGGTTCGCCTTTGAGAATGTGCCCGGACTCCTGTCATCAGGAGATGGACGGGACTTTGGTGCCTTTGTCCGGACGGTGGATGAACTCGGGTATTCTGGCGCATGGGCAAGCCTGGACGCGCAATGGACCGGAGTGGCGCAGCGGCGCGAGCGTCTGTTTTTTGTCGGACACCTTGGAGACTGGCGACGTGTCGCCGCGGTACTTTTTGAGCCGGAAAGCTTGTGCGGGCATCATCCGCCGCGCCGCCAGCCGGGGCAAGGAGCTGCCGCGGCAATTGCAGGCGGCGCTGCAGGCGGGAGCGAATGCGACGGCGTGACCGCCGACGTGGCCGACCCGATCAGCGCCAACGAAGCCAAGACCTACACCCACGAAGGCACCAACAATTTCCGCATGCACAATTTGGTGTTCGGCGGCAACAACACCGTCGGGCCGATTGACGTGGCGACGGCTTGTCGCGCCAAGGGCGGCAGCGGCCATTTCGATTTCGAAAGCGAGAGCTTTGTCGCCACGGTCGGCACCGGCATGGTGCGGCGGCTGACGCCGCGCGAGTGCGAGCGGCTGCAGGGCTTCCCCGACGATTACACGCTGGTGAATTATCGCGGCCGGCCGGTTTCCGACGGCCCGCGCTACAAGGCGCTGGGCAATTCGATGGCGGTGCCGGTGGTGCGCTGGATACTCAGCCGGATCGAAGCGGTGGAGCAATTATGAAACGCTCTGCCGCAGCATCAGCTCCCGGTGTGCGCCGCGCGGCGCAGCACCTCATCGATCATTTCCTCGGTCGCCATGTCGGCGTCGGATATGTCGATGCCAAGCTCGCGGGCGAAGATGTGAAAGGCTTCCTCCGCCGCGGCTTGCCGATCGGAGCCCCAGTCATCGCCGCCGTCGCGCTCGCGATTGCCGGGCGGAAAGATCGGCTGGGGGCGCGCCGCCTCGGCGAGCGCGTGCAGCTTTTTGCGCTGTTCGTCGGTCATGGTTCAGCTCCCGGCGCGCGCCGCGCGGTCGACAACGGCCTCGGTGTTGTAGGGATATTTCTTGATGAACGCGGGAATGTCGTGCTCGGCCTCGCCGGCAAGCCTGATGATGCCCTTGAGGTCCTTGGCCTCGGTGCAAGCAACCTCGCAGAATTCGGCATCGTAGACGCCGATCATGTACGGCTCATCGAGCCGCTCGCCCAGCTCGACGCCGTCAAGAACGGTGATCCAAACACAATAGCCGTTGATGACGCGCTCCCAGGCAAGGCAGCCGCCGCCGGTGTGGCGCACTTCAAAGCCGGCGCGCGTCATGCGCTTGCCGACCGTGCTGCGGTAGGCCGCGGCCTCGGTCCGCTCCAGCCAATTGAAAAACCGATCGGTGTCGCTTGTCATGATTCAGCGCTCCACGATGTCCCAGCGCCGGCAGAAGTCCCGCAGCCACGCGTGCTGCGCCTCGGTCAGGCTTTCGTCGAACAGATGTTCGTCGGCGGAGCCCAAGTTGAGGCCCTGCGATTCGTTCCATTGCTGATATTCGTCGATCAGCGAATCCAGCGCCTTATCGTCGGCGTAGCCGGCCGACATGGCGAAATCAAAAAGCTCGCGCTCCAGTTTTTCCAGGTCATCGCTGATCCATTCGTCGCGGCCGATCATCAGATACCACTGGCCGCGGGCGCGGGCGTTGTTCGGCCAATCCGGCCGCACCTCTTCGATGTAGAGCGCGCCGAGATAGAGCAAGCCGCTGGCCGGCGATTTGTCCTCTTCCCATCGTGCATCATCGAGCGCTTTGCCCAGGTCGGCGCATGGCCGGCGGGTTGCCTGAAACTGTTCGAACGTCATCATCGATTTCTCCTCTCCGCTCTATATAGGTCATTCTGGCCGCTGCGTCAAGCTGCCGAAATCGCCGGTATTTCAGGGGGTTGCCATGTATGACGGGCCGACCCCGATCGTGGTCACTCTGACCTATGCGCAAATCAGCATGGCCGCGCACGTGGCGGTGATGCGCTTGACCAGCAACATGAAAGCCGGCCGCAAGCCGCGCAACGGCGCCAGCCGGATATGGGACATGGACGTCAACGGCGCCTGCGGCGAGCTGGCGACGGCGCTCTGGCTCAATCTGTTCTGGTGCGGCGCGCTGAACAATTTCGAGGCGCGCGATGTCGGTGGCCTGATCGACGTGCGGGCCGGCTCGAAAGCCGACTACCGGCTGATCCTGCACGACGATGATCCGGATGACGTGCCGTTCGTCAACGCCTGGGTCGAGCTGCCGATCGTCAAGCTGGCCGGCTGGGCGTTTGCGCATGAAGGCAAGCGTCGCGAGTTCTGGCAGGACCCGCTGGGTTTTCGGCCGGCGTATTTCATGCCGAACAAGTTGCTCCACCCAATGGCAGAGCTGCGCCAGTGGGTGGAGCGCGTGGGGGTGATGGAGGTCAGCACATGAGCGGCTTTCTTGCCTCGATCGTGCAGCGTTGGCACCGCCTGCTATTGATATTCCGTCGCCGGCCGCTGCCGGCGCCGCCACCGCCGGCCGTGGTTGAGGCGCCACCGCCGCCGCCACTGCCACCGGCAACGCCGTTGCCGCCGGCCGACGCGGATTTGCGGGATGATGACCAGGTGGTGCTGCGCTACGACGATGTGCCGCAAAAAGTGCGGCGCAAGCCGGATGTCTGGTTGCCGGGCCGTGCGCCGAAAAAGCGTGAGCGCAAACCGCGCGATCCCAATGTGCCGGCAGCGCCGCCACGCCCGCGCCGGGCCAAACAACAAGTTGCCACGGCTGGCGCCGGTGCGGTGTGGGATATGAGCCGGGCTGGCGTCGAGGAGGCCGGCACGTTCTATTTCCGCGGCGCGCTGCTCAACGATCTGCCGCGGTATTTCCGGTCGTTGCGCCGGCTGCGCGGCGCCGATCCGAATTCTTATCATCTGTGCTCGACCATCGGCATGAGCCTGATGCCGGTGCGGATGATCGGTTTCATCGGCGAGCTGCCGGTATGGTGGCATGATGCCAGCAAGCGACCGAATTTCGGCGCGGCGTCGTTTGCCGATCACGACCTGGATGAGGGCAACACGCTGCGGCTGACCTACTTCCAGCACGTGGCGATTCCGTCGGCGGACGTCGAGCCGACCAGCGGTCAGGTCTATCGCGTCACATGCTACTTCGACGATTTCAATACAGAGCAACATCCGACCAGGCGGCGCGCGCCGAAATGGCTGCGCAAGCACGGCGTTTGCCTTTGCTATTACGTCAGCGTTGACGTTGCCAGCAAGGTCAGGGTGCTGAGGCAGCTGCAGCTGCGCTATCAGCATGTCAGCTATCGCAGCGGCCAGCATTCGCCCAGCAACCGGCCCAGCAGCTCGAACGGCAGCCGCACCCGCAAAATGCGGTTCACCCACTCGATTCCGATGAAGCTATGGGACTATCCGGAATTCATGCGTGACTGGTATCGCGAGCGGTTTGACGATCGCAACGACCCGCGCACCAAGGACGATGAGCAGATGGCGCGGCACTTCGCGCGCACATTCATTTGCATCACCAGCTTTGCCAACGCCAACGACACCGGTGTGCGCGTGGCCATCACCGCCCGCGATGGCCTGTGCGCCAGCTTTGCCTTGGACATGAAACGGTCGGCGTATTTTTTCAAGGACCGCGACGTGGTGCTGACCGCGCAAGGCAAGCGGGCACGGGTGTTTCACGTGGTGCGGCCGCACATCCGGCATCTGCAGGATGGCCGCGAGCTGCCGCTGAAAATGCACTTCCGGGGTTTGCGCAAATTCCCGTGGGGCGAATACCAAGTGCACATCACCGTGCCTGGTTTGCATCACTCGCCGCTGATCGAGCTGATGCCGGAGCTGTACGACTACAAGACCGCGCTCGGCCTCGGCCACGATGAGAAAGACCTGATGACCACCAAGGCCGCCGCCAAGGAAATCCGCGAATATCTGGAGCAGTCGTAGGTTAGGCTGATGGCAAAAAACAATATTGCAGACCGAATGTTGGATTGGGTTGAACCAGCTTCAAACCTGATCTGGAAGCAATTGAAGATTAAAAATATCGAGGCGCTGTGCAGTCAGTGTGATCGGGAGTTTGACGAAAACGATCTGGCGGCAGCAAGTGTGGTTGCAACGTCGCGCGCCAATTTCAGTGTTGTGGCGGATAAGATCAGCTCTCGGCGATCCTTCGCTGTGGGGAAGGAGATTGAGACTAGCATTGCGAAGATTCAGAAAAAGCTTGCACGAGAGATTGGAAACGACAAAGCAGAGCGCACGATGGCCGCTGCGATCGGTTTTGTGAACTGCAGGATGCTGGTCAACATCATTGTCATGCGTTCGGTCACGAAAGAAATCGAACGAATTATCGAGGAGGAGGACGAAAAGGATCGCCGTAAGAAGATCGGGGCTAGGCAACCATGACCGACATTCTGGCCCTCGACATTGCGACGGTGACCGGCTGGGCCCGCGGCCGCGTCGGCGAGGAGCCGCGTTGCGGTTCGATTCGATTCTCGACCAAGGGTGCGTCACAGCTGGCGATCTGCGGCCGCGCACTCGACTGGATGATTCAGACGCTGAAGCCGCCGCTGCCCGACGTGGTGGCGATCGAGGGCTTGCTGCCGCCGCACACCATCAAGAAGCAATCGAATGTCGATCATGACTTGCTGGCGCAGTTGCACGGAATTGTGCTCGGCGTCTGCTTCATGCGCGGCATCTACAAAGTGAATCGGCACGCGCTGCCCAGCATCCGCGCGCACTTCATTAACGGTCCGTGCGCCAAGGGTCAGGCCAAGCGCATGGTGATCGAGCGGTGTCGTTGGCTCGGCTGGCTGGAGGCAGCCGACGATGACGCTGCCGATGCGTTGGCCGTCTGGAGTTATCAGGCGGCGCTGATCGACCCCGAACAGACGATCCGGATTTCCCCATTATTCCGCAAAAATTTTTTGACGAAAAAGCTTGGATTGGCTGCAGACACAAAGGCTTAGGAAGGTGACCCGTGGCGACCATTTCCGACGCTGGTCATGCCCTTGCGGCGCTGATCGAGCCCGTAGCGCGCCTGCTGCTGGGCGAGCCGAACACGCGGCTGTCATCCGATCATGAACTTCGTTACGGCAGCCGCGGCAGTTTTTCGATCGATCTGCAAAAAGGTGTTTGGCACGACCACGAAACCGGCGAAGGCGGTGGCGTGCTCGATCTGGTGCAACGTGAGACTGGGCTGACCGAAGCGCGCCGTTGCGTGCAGTGGCTGGAAGAGGCCGGCTTTGATCTTGAGCGCGAGCAGCCGCCGCGCAAGGGCAAGCCCAAGCCCAAGGACAAAGATAACGGCAAGGGCTCGCACTTCAACATCGTTGCCACCTATGACTACACCGACGAAATCGGTCATCTGCTGTTTCAGGTTTGTCGGCTCGATCCGAAAGATTTCCGCCAGCGCAAGCCTGATCATGGTGGCTGGTCGTGGTCGGTGCGCGGCGTGCGCAACGTGCCATACCGATTGCCGGAGCTGCTTGAGCAATTGGCGGAGCAGCATGTTGTGTTCGTGGTCGAGGGTGAAAAGGACGCCAACAATCTTTGGCAGCTCGGCATTCCGGCGACCACCAATGCCGGCGGCGCCGGCAAGTGGCGTGCGGAGCTGAACGAATTTTTTTCCGGCGCCGACGTGGTGATCATCGAAGACAACGACCCACAGAAAAAACATCCGAAGACCGGCGAGCTGATGTTTCATGACGATGGCCGGCCGATCCTGCCCGGCCAGGATCACGCGCAAGCGGTGGCCGCGGCGCTCGACGGCATCGCCACACGGGTGCGGGTGCTGAAGCTCGTGCAATTTTGGCCGGCGATGCCGCTCAAGGGCGACGTTTCCGATTGGCTCGAGCACGGCGGCGGTTCGCCCGAGATGCTGTTCGAAATTATCGAGCAGCTGCCGGATTGGCGGCCACCGGCCAAGCCACCAGAGCAGCAACCACCGCCGCCCGAATGGGGCGAGCTGCCCGCGGTCAGCGATCTGCCGCCGCTCGACGTCATGGATTTGGTGGCGCTGCAGGGCGTGCCGGTGCCGCTGCAGCGCTGGCAAGTGCCGGGACTGGTGCCGTCCTGCAATGTCAGCCTGCTGTCAGGCGACGGCGGCATCGGCAAAACATTGCTGATGCAACAGCTCGCGGTCGCCACCGTGCTCGGTCGTGACTGGATCGGATTGTTGCCTGAACCAGGTCCGGTGCTGCTGATTTCAGCGGAGGATGACGTCAACGAAATTCATTTTCGGCTGGACAAAATTATCCGCCGCTATGGTGCGAGCTGGACCGACCTCAAAGACCTCCACATTATTTCGCTGGCCGGCAAGGACGCAGCGTTCGCGGTCGCCGGCAACAATCACATCGTCAAACCCACATTGCTCTGGTTTGCGATCTGTGAACTGGCCCGGCGTATCCGACCGAAAATGATCGGCATCGATACCGCGGCCGACGTGTTCTTGGTCGAGGAGCGCGATCGCGCGCAAGCCCGGCAATGCATCTCGCTGTTGCGCGGCCTCAGCATGGAAGTCAACGCCGCAACGCTGCTGCTGTCACATCCAAGTTTGCACGGCATTCAATCGGGCAGTGGCCAGAGCGGCTCAACCGGATGGAATAATTCGGTGCGCTCGCGGCTCTACCTCTACACGCCGCAGGATGACGAAATCGCGACAAGCAAAGACATTCGCGTGCTCGAAACCAAAAAAGCCAACTACACCGCGCACGGCCAACAGGTCCGGTTGAAATGGAATGAAGGCCTGTTCGAGCTTGAGAGCAGCGGGCAACCGCAAACCGCCTACGACAAGGCGTCGGTCGAACAACGCGCGCTGTCAATTTTCAAGGCGCTGCTCAACGTCCACAACAACGGCGACATCCCGGTCAGCGCCACCATGGGCGCCCGCAATTACGCGCCAACGGTGTTCGCCAGAATGGATCAAGCAAAGCTGCTGGCACCCAATCACAAGGGACGAATGAACCTCCTGCGCGACGCAATGTACGCCCTGCTGAAGACCGGCGAGGTGGCCAACGGCCAGGGTCCAGCCTGGAAACCGCCCTCAAAACAGACCGCGTGCCTCTACACGGTGAAGTTGCCGGAGCCTGAATTTATCCAGGAGGAGTTGAAAATATGACTGCCGCACCTTCCGCACCCCCTGCCGCACCCCCTGCTTCACCGGGTGTCGCACCCCCTGCCGTACCCCCTGCCGCACGTCGAAAAAGCTGCCGCACCCCCTGCCGCACCCCCTGTGCCTCTGTCCCCTTATATATCCTAGCGCGTTCGCTACGGCGTAACGCGCGCCTCATAGAGGCGCACGCCTTGCTCACGCTGCATTGCGGTAGATCGGTCAGTGATGCTGACCGTTATGAACTAACCCCGACGATTGTTCATAACGGCGAGGTGCGATCATGACCCGCCGCACCCTGCCGCAGCGCCGGCATGCCGAAACTTTTGAATTGAAGTTCGGCGCCAATCAAACCGTCTTCCAGGTCACGCTGGGACGCTACGCCAACGGCGACCTTGGCGAGGTCTTCATCAGCAACGCCAAAGCTGGCAGTGAGCTGGATGCAATCGCTCGAGATGCTGCGGTGTTGTTGTCGATCGCGATCCAATTCGGAATTCCGCTCGACGTCATGCGCCATGCGATCACGCGCGAAGCAAGCGGTGCCGCCTCCACGATTATCGGCACGCTGCTCGATCGGCTGGAGGCGTGACGTGAAGATCATCCAGCACCCAGCGATGAAACCGGGACTCGTCGCGCTGCGACGTCGACACAAAATCGTTTGGATGGGTCCGCTGTCGCTGGCAGCACCGTGGACCAAGGTCGAGTGCGACGCCATCATCGTGTCGCCAGAAGACTACGCCAAAATAAAACAGCTCGCCGAAGAGGACATGCAATGACCTGGTTTGGGTATCGGCTTTCGATGTGGGGCCCGCCGCTCGCGTTCAAAACCGAAGTGCAGCCGTCGGCCAATCTCACACCGGTCACGCGATACGATCACGAATATCCCAATCGACAAATTCGCAAGCTCACTGATGCCGACGCGGCGTTGACGATCGATGCGTTGAAGCAAAAATTTCCGTACGTGAGGGAAGCATGAGCTACTGGGCCGTTGCTCAGACCGAACCGCAGCGCGAGCACATCGCGCGAGTGTTCCTGATGCGTCACGGCTATGAGACTTACGCGCCGAGAGTCAAAATTCAGGGACGTGTGGCGCGGCTGTTCCCGACCTATATTTTCATCCGGATAGTCGACCGCTGGTATCCCGCGCGGTGGTCCATCGGCATCCAACGGATTCTGATGGCCGGTGAGGTCCCGGCAAAAGTCCCGGAGCGCGTCTTGAAGGATTTACGCGAGCGCGACAGCGGTGGCTTCGTGAAGCTGCCGCCAGCGAACAGATTGCGCATTGGCGCAAAAATGCGCGTCCTGCGCGGACCGTTTGCGGGCCACATCGGCCTTCACGACGGAATGTCCGGAGCTGACCGGCAACGCGTGCTGCTCGAGCTTTTGGGCCAGCACGTCAGCGTGGAAATGCCGGCGCGCGATATTGTGCCGTTGCCGTATTGAGCCCACCGCCGCTTGCGTCTGCAACGGTCTTGCGCTACTAGCGAAACACCCAACCGAAAAAAATGGCTTTGCTGCTCAAGCGGATGGCTCGAAAACCGAGTCCCGCCGGTGTGCAGCGCGTTCGCTCCCGTAGCGGTTTTTCGGTTGGGTAGTTTACCGCTGCGGCTCTCGGTGCTAGGCGCCTTGTCCTCCCTCCTCCGACCCAGCTCGCGGCAAAGTCCCCCGATTTTTCCCGCATGCGCGGTCATTGGCGCCTAGCACCAATTTTCCCAGTTTGTTCTCGGTGCCCGGATTTTCGGGTAATTTCATATCCACGGTCGGGTTGCTGTTCCGTTCACGCCTGCCGATTTAATTTCCACTGGGGCGGACCATGTTCGGACGAAAGCCCCCTCACGATGAGTGGTACGGCACGGCCCGCTGGAAAAAGCGCCGTCGTGCGCAGCTGCTCCGTGAACCGCTGTGCGCCATGTGTTTGGCCAAGGCTTTGGTGGTGCCGGCGGAGGTGGCCGACCACGTCATCCCCCACAGGGGTGACCCGAAACTGTTTTGGTTTGGGAAGCTCCAGTCCCTATGCGCCAACCATCACAACAGCGCTAAAAAGGAAATGGAAACAAGGGGTTATGCCTCAGACATTGGCATAGATGGGTATCCTATCGATCCCATGCACCCTGCAAATCGTGTTTAGGAACAAGGACTTACACCTACAACCCTGCCGTGCTGGCCTATATACGTGCACAGTGTTGACACAATCCCACAACCTAGAGTTCTAAGGGGTTCCGAGTGCGCAACTTTATTTCGAGGTCATTTTGACCGTTGCAAGCCATTGATTTGATTGAGGAAATAGCGCTGCGTTTTCGGGAAAAAGATTGAACAATATCAATGGGTTACAAAGTGGGTTTGGGTCCATTCAATAGGAAGGGCGTGGGTGAGCTGTAATCGCGACCCATTCCCTTCCTTCGTCCAGGGGGGCCGGGCCGCATGGGCGGCCAGCTGCGGCCAGCTGGCAAGGCATGGGGCCGGGGGGGATGTCCAAATTAAAATAGATAGGACAGAATTCCAGCGCGGCGGCGCTGCAAAATTTCCATTTCACAAAGGGGGTCGTTTGGGGTTTTTTCTTCCAAAGTTCCAACAATGAGGCGCAAATGCGGCACAAGCCTAAAAAGGGCATACGACAGGTTGCAAAGGGTTGTGCCGGGGAACCCGAGGAACTTGGTCTGCAACCTGTAGCATACACTGCGGAACTTCCTGGCGATCGCCCGCCCGCCCCGGAATGGTTTGAGGCTGACGAACGCGCCGAATGGACTGCCATTGTCGACCGCATGCCTTCGGGCTGGTTTACGCGCGAGACACATCAATTGCTTGCCGAGTTGTGCACGTTGACGTGCCTGTCCCGGAAGGTGACCGAGGAGTTGCAGGCGGTTCGGCAGAGGTCGCTTTCGATCCCCGCGCACATGGCTGACTTCGGTCGGCTGACCACGATGAAAATCCGGCTGACCAGCGCGATGGCGAACGTCGCGTCGAAGCTGCGCCTGACCCATCGAAGCCGCTACGACGCGAGAGCCGCAGCCGATGCCGAAAAGAAGGGCACTCGACACCAAAAACCGTGGGAGCTTGGGCGCGGAGATAATCCAATGGATCGAAGCCGCGTGCTTCGTCCCGGAGGGCGCGCTAGTTGGCCAGCCGCTGATTCTGGCGCCGTGGCAGCGCCGCGAGATAATCAGAATCTACGACAACCCCGCGGGGACCAGGCGCGCGATCCTGTCGTTCGGCCGCAAGAATGGCAAAACCGCGCTGGCCGCGCTGCTGATGCTGGTGCACTTGCTGGGCCCGTGCCGGCGGATCAACAGCCAACTATTCAGCACGGCTCAGAGCCGCGACCAGGCGGCGCTGATCTTTCGGCTGGCAGCGAAAATTGTGCGCATGTCGCCGATATTGTCGGCGGCGACCGTGATCCGTGAAGGATCGAAGCAGCTGATCTGCGAGGAGGTTGGCAGCGTCTATCGCGCACTGAGTGCCGAGGTGCCGACCGCGTTCGGCTTGTCGCCAAGCTTCACGATCCACGATGAGCTGGGCCAAGTCCGCGGTCCGCGCTACGCGCTGTACGAAGCGCTCGAGACAGCGACCGGCGCGCAGTCCGATCCACTCTCAATCATCATCAGCACGCAAGCGCGCACCGACGCGGATTTGCTTTCGATCCTGATCGATGACGCGTTGCGCGGCGACGATCCCTCGACCGTGGTTTCGCTTTACACCGCCCCGATGGATGCCGATCCGTTTGCGCTCGAGACACTGCGGCTGGCGAACCCGGCGCTGGGCAACTTTCTCAACCCACGTGAGGTCATGGCGATGGCCGAGGATGCACGCCGCATGCCCGCGCGCGAACCGGAATTCCGCAATCTGATTCTCAATCAACGCGTGGAGGCCAACAATCCATTCGTCAAGCCGGCACTCTGGAAAGCTTGCGCCGGCGAGCCGGTCGATCTGCGCGGCCGCGAAATTTATGCCGGCCTCGATTTGTCGGAGACTTCCGACCTGACCGCGCTGGTGATCATCGGCAAGATCGACAAGGTCTGGCGCGTCCAGCCGACGTTCTGGCTGCCGGGCGTCGGCCTCGCCGACAAGGCTCGAGCCGATCGCGTGCCGTACGACACCTGGGCCAACAAAGGCTTCCTGCTGACGACGCCGGGCAAGTCGGTGGACTACGAGTTTGTTGCGCACTTCCTACGCAACGAATTGTTTGAAAAATACAAGGTCAAAAAAATTGCGTTCGATCGCTGGAATTTCAAACATCTCAAACCGTGGTTGCTCAACGCCGGGCTGAGCGAAAAGCTTGTCACTGACACGTTCGTCGAGTTCGGTCAGGGCACGCAGTCCATGTCACCGGCGCTGCGCGAGTTGGAGTCGATGATCCTTGAGCGGCAAATCCAACATCCGGATAACCCCGTGCTCAACATGTGCGCCAGCAACGCGGTCGTGGAAGGCAACGACAGCTCGAACCGCAAGCTTTCAAAGAAGCGCTCAAGCGGCCGGATCGACGGCATGGTTGCGCTTGCGATGGCCGTCGGCGTGGCGCCGCTGAAGGCGAAGGCGATCGACATCTCGGCGCTCATTGGCTGACGTCGGTCACTCAGCCGCGACCAGACGCGGGCGGAACGGCTCGGCTGGCTGCTCGGGCTCGGCTTCCGGTTTGGGCTTCCGCAGCCGCTTGAGCCGTGATGCCGAGATTTCCCGCGACCGTTTCAACTGGCGCCGTAGCTCGGTGTTCTGTTCTTCGAGATGCCTGTAGCTTTGGTCGGTCGGGTTGCCCCGCAATACAACATCGAGAGCCTTGCTGGCCCATGCAAACAGGTTGTCGCGGGGCTGTAACGGCTCGACCTGCCAACTGTGGTTCAAGAAATACTCAGGCACCGTGACTTCGCCGCAGACATGGCTGTGTCCGACTTGCTCGGCCTTGGGAAATCGAAAGCACCAGCCTTCAAGCCTGCCGTGATTTTTGACGTACTGAACCCACGTGTATTGATCCCAGTCGTCGCCGCATAACCCTTCACATCGGCCAGCTTCACGATCGGCCTTGTGCTGTGGCGGCTCGGTTGCTCGGAAGTAGCGGCAGATCAAACATGGCATGGTCGTTTCCTCCTAACGCTCACGAAGGCGATCGACATTTCCGCGCTGATCGGATGATACCGGCCGGGCACACCGGATGTGGGCGTCACCTGACCATTGGCCCGGCCGGTATCCTGGGGTCGGAGGGCAACAGCGCCGTGGATGACATGCATCGCTTGGCCACACCGACCTTGCGCAGATCGTAACCCATGAGTGAGCTAGAAATCAAAGCTGTCGAAATCGCGAAGCTGCAGCTGGCGCCCGGCGACATCGTGCTGCTGAAGGTCAACGAAATTCTAGCGGCGGATCAAGTCGATCATTTGCGCAAGATGATGCTGCCGCTGCTGCCCAACGACGTGCGCTGTCTGGTGCTGAGCCGCGGCATGGACGTTTCGGTCTTGACCAAAGCCGAGGTCGAGCGCATGGCCGACACCGGCATCGCCAACGGTTGCGACTGACCATGAGCATGACCACCGCCAATCTTGCCGCCGTGTTAACGGCGCCGAAGGCTCTCAGCGCCGCCGACGTGGCGCGCCTCAAGCGCGAATGGGAGCGCTGCTACACTGGCAAAGGCCACCGCGTGGCGATCCTTACTGAGCCGCGCGCATCGACGCGCCGTTATGATCCGTACTTCTGGCAGGCGCCGCCGCTGGTGATCCGCAGCGCCACGGAATTGCTGATGCAAGCAACCGTCATCGGCGGCACCGCGACAGCGCTGCTGGCGCTGTTGTTCTGAAATGCTGCCGACCGTCAAGCTCGAGGCGCCGCCGATCGCCGGCCCGTTCAGTCAGTATTTGAACGCGCGCGAAACGTCGGTGCTCGTGCACCTGGTCGGCCGGGTCAACCCGTGCACCATGATCGAGTTTGGCTGCAACGTCGGCCGCACCGCGTGTCGCGTGCTCGACAACGTGCCGTCGATCGAGACTTACGTTGGCATCGACGTGCCGACGTTGTTTCGGCCGGTGCTGCATTGCCAGCGCAATGAGGTGCCGGCGCGCGCCGGGATCGAGGCCAGCGATCGCGACAATTTCTATCTGCTCGAGTGTCCCGGCGGCGCCACCGAATTGCTGGAAAACGACCTTGAGCGCTGCGAGGCAGTGTTCATCGATGGCTGCCATAGCGAATACGGCGTGCTGGCCGATAGCCGGCTGGCCCGCGCACTGCTCAAGCCCGGCGGCGTCATCGTCTGGCACGATTACGCCAATCCCGGCGTCGAGGTGACGCGCGCGCTCGACCAGCTGCACGCGCAAGGCTGGCCGCTGCAGCACGTCGAAGGCACTTGGTTGGCGTTCATGCACTGAGTTGGGGGGTTTTGAAGTTGCTTCAAAACCCAGGTCAGACTTCAAGGCGCGCGGTTCTGCCGTGCCCCGCGCTCCGATCCCGGAGCGAAGCCACTCCGGGCTTTTTCGGTAATTTATTCCAACGGAATAAATCAAAAATCTGGAGGCCGCCCATGTCGTCGCTGCAAATCATCACCGGTCCGGTGATCGAAGCCGGCGAAAGCCTGTCGGACGCAATCGACTGCGGCAATGGCGAGATGGTTCGCATCACCATGCCGGCGGATTGGAGCGGCGGCGTGCTGACGTTTGCAATCTCAACCGACGGCGAAGGCTTCAACGACGTCTACAGCTTCGACGGCGACGAAGTCGCGATCAACGTGGTGCGCGGCTCGGCAGTGTTTGTGCCGCAGGCCATGGGACGCGCGGTCAAGTTCATCAAGTTTCGGTCTGGCACCAGCAAAAATCCGCAGCCGCAAGAGCAGCGCCGCGAATTCGCGGTGGCGGTCGAGCAGGGCGGCGGCGCCGACATTGAAGTAACGCCGCAGCGTCGCTCCTGATCGAGATTGACAACGATCGCGATTGAGGAAAAATTAAAACCGCCTTCAGTCGGGGTCGTTGAGGGCGCCTCACAACTTGCAACGACATTTACCCGCGGTGATGTCGGCCATCCTGGCCGGCACACCTAAACTGAAAGGACATAGCGTTATGGCACGAGCAAGTCTGGCCTATATCATTCTGCTCGAGGATAGTGGCGGCGGCTCGCCGCCCGGCATTTGGGGCGGGCCGCCGTTGTATCCCGACCAAGGTCTGCCGGGATGGCAGCCGCGTCCCTCGCATCCGATTGCACCCGGTGGTCAGCCTCCCTATCCATCTCAGGGTCCGGGCTTTCCTACCCATCCCATCGCTCCGGGTGGTCAGCCTCCCTATCCATCTCAGGGTCCAGGCTTTCCGACGCATCCGATCGCACCGGGCGGCAAGCCTCCAGGCATTTGGGGCGGCCCACCGCTCTACCCTGACCAAGGCCTTCCTGGTCCGCAACCAACGCCGACTCCGCCGATCTATCTGCCGCCTGGGACTATACCGGGGCATCCTTCGCATCCGATCTACATCCCGCCATCGATCTGGCCGTCGCCGGGCGTTCCCACGCATCCGATCGTGCTGCCGCCGGAAGGTTCGGGCGACAAGCCGGAGGTGCTGGAAAACTGGGAGGTGAAAACCGCGTGGTCGCCGAATAGCGGCTGGGTAGTTGCCATCGTACCTTCGGAGGAGCATCCGGGCGTGCCAACGCCGTCAGAAAAATGACGTCGCAACACTAGCGCGGCCCGTTTCGAATTGGCCTTCGTTGGCGGGCCGCGCCAAAGACTCACCGAACTGCGTCGACTGGTGGGGTTCAAGCCGGACAAGCCTGCTTTACCAGCAAATTGATGCTTCCCCTCGGTGAGGGCGGCGGCGCCTAGCCCGCACGCAAGGTGCCGCCGCCACAAATTTCAGGGGATCGCAGTGTGACCCGACCGATGAACGACTGGCGCCCGATCGACAGCGCGCCGCGTGACGGCACGGAAGTCTACTTGCATTTGAATTTTCCGAACGGCGTCCCGGCCTACTGGGACCGTGAGCTGAAGACTTGGGTTTTGTGTCGGCCGCTGCACATCGAGTCGCTGCGCGAGCCGAAAGCCTGGAGGCCTAAGCCATGATCGTCTGGCTGCTGACTGTCACGCTCAAAGCCAACGCGGTGCTCGGGCTCGGCGGCATCGCCACCGAAGCCGAATGCAAACGGCTGGCGCCGCTGATCGAGCAAGGTGCCCCCTACACTTGCATCCAGTACGATGCCGCAAATCTCGGCGCCGGCATGCAAGGCCCGCCCGGTCCGCAAGGCCCCGCCGGTCCGCCCGGTCCGACCGGCACAACCGGCGCTCGCGGTGCCACCGGTCCGGCCGGTCCAACCGGTCCCACTGGAACTGCTGGGCCTGTCGGTCCCGAAGGTGATCCCGGTCCGCAAGGCATCGCCGGCCCGGTTGGTCCCAAGGGCAACACCGGCGCGACCGGTCCCGCCGGTTCTGTCGGGCCGATCGGTCCGCAAGGCGTCGCTGGCGCGAAGGGTGATGTCGGGCCCGTTGGTCCAGTTGGTCCGATGGGGCCGCAAGGTCCGGAAGGGCCGCAGGGTCCGCCGGGTCCTGCCGGCAGCGGCACCGGCGCGAGCTTGCCGGCGCAGCCGAAAGCCGAATGTCTCTGGAGTGGCACGGCCTGGGTCTGCAAGGAAACAGCTCAATACCTGACCGACGAACCAACGCCACCACCGCCAGCAAAATGACCGAGACTCTGCTTGGCAATCTCTCGCCGGTGGAGCGCCTCGAGCTGAAGGTCGCCGTTGCGCGCGCCTATCTTGCCGGCAAGCCGGTGAACGAATTCATGGTCGAGCATGCCGACTGCTCGATGCCACGCTGGCTGATCCAAAAGCTCTACCGCAAATGTTTCGACGTCGACGGCGACAAGGCGCCGCGCTGCCGGCATTGTCCGGACAAGCACGTCGGTCACAAAGGCGTTTGCCGGGTCGCGCGGCCAGCGCCGCCGGAGCCGCCGCCGCTGCCGGATCAATACGTCAGCACCGCTTGCCCATGTTGCGGCAACGAACTCGGACGCGAAACGCTGGCGATCGACATCAACAGCAACCGCATGGCCTACCGCGGCCAGCATTGGAAATTGCAGCCGCAAGTCGCGGTATTTATGCAGACCGTCGCGCAAGCTTGGCCGAAGCCGGCCGATGCCGCTTCGTTGCAATTCGCCCTATGGGGCGCCGCCGATGGCCCGCGTTGCGCCGATACCACGCTGAAAACGTATGCCAGCAAGCTGCGCGGGCTGCTGGCCGGCACGGGTGTCGAATTACATACCGGCAACCGCCCCGGTTCCTATTTGCTATGGCTGCCGGAAGGCCAGTCCGTGCATGCCGCCTGCACGGAACCCAGTCCAAAAAATAATAGTGCGATCGCGGCTTGACTCGGAGGTCCAAAAAACGAATCGTTCTCGCTTCAGCATCCCGCTCCAGAGCACAAGATGGCGCAGGAATTCTGAAAATCGCAATGCTGGTTGGGCCGGGTGGAAGCGCGCTCTGACCACGTTTTCGGAAAGGCTCGGCAATCCTGCCGGCCTGTGTAGGAGGCTTGTTCCTATGAAGCGAGCACTCGCGTTACTGCTCTTGCTATCGGCCGCGTTCATCGGCCCTGCCAAGGCGGACCTGGTTTTGTCCGACTTGGTGTTTCGTGACCTCGGAGCCACCGGATTCGGCAGCGCCCCCAGGCTGTTGACCCTGCAAAATGATCCACTTGAAAGCGGCGGCACCATTGCCGGCGCTGGCGGCACCACGACGTTCTTTTACGGCGGCGTGCCAACCGTGACGCAGACCACGTGCACCAGCAACGGCACGTGTGGAGCAGCTGGCGGCGGCACCCGCACCGGCACCAACGAGTCACTGGTCTACAGCGTCGGCGCGCTCGGCTGGCTCTCCGGTGCCCAGGTCGGCATCGGTCTTGACACCAACCAGACCGGCAATTCCGGTCCGCTGAGCTTCAACACGTTGACGTTGACGCTCTACAACTCGGCCGGCACCGCGCTCGGGTCATTCTCGGGCAACTCGCCAGTCGACATCAGCGAGGCACTGCTCGCGGCCCAGCAGGGCAACGGCAACAGCGTGTTCGACATCCGACTCGATGCCGCACAGCAAGCCCAGTACGACGCAATCCTCGCCGCCAACGGCGGCGCATTCAACGTGTTCGAAGGCCTGCGAGCCTCATTCGGCTGCGGCGCATTCGGACCATCGGTCTGCGGCACGACCGGCAACTTCTCGTCAAACGACGGCGCGGAAAGCTTCCTCGCATTCCAGGCCGCGGCAGTGCCCGGCCCGATCGCTGGCGCCGGTCTGCCCGGCATCATCGGAGCAATGTCGTTTGGCCTTGTCTGGCTGAACCGGAGGCGCCGGCAGCTTCTCGCTTGATGCCATGCGCCTCTACATTCCGGTTTGGCTCGACGACTGGCTAAACCGCGACGTCTACCGGCGAGTACGCAGAATTGATATTTTTCTCGTGCTCGCCGGCATCGGCTGCGTCGCGTGGTACGGACACTCCTACGGCATCCGCGGTGCGGTCGCCGGCTTCGTCGCCTACGTGGCGATGTTGTGGGTCGGCTTGTTTATGCGGAGCCAGTCCGAATAACGAAGTTGGCGGGGCGCCGGAAATGCCCCCAGCCCCCACTGAGAAATCCGGCGCAACGCCGGGCCGCGGCCGGGACCACCATCTCGGCCGCGGTTCAATTTTTCCCAGGGCTGGCTGATGGTCTAGTCCGCTTGCTTCTCCTCTGAGCGAACAAAGGCCATCAGCCCCTCTGGAATCGAATCGACGGTGCCGAATTCCTCGCCAGCGAGGTGCACGGTGTAGCGCCCGGTCCAGCGGTGCCGCTCCGTCACCGCCCAGCCGCGGCGCTTCACCGCTGCCGGCATTTCGCGATCGAGCCATCCGAGAATTTCGCGGCCGCGCATGACGTAGACGCGATCGCCCGCGCGCTCGGTTCGAATGTCGGTCGTGTTCATGCTGCTTGCCTCCGTTGCTCGGCTTGGCGCTTTTCGGCCATCGCCGCGGCGTACATGGCGCGCCACTGCTCGGGCGTGCGGTTGCTGCGGTCGCGCATGGCGGCGGCGTTCTGCCGGCGCCGGTTCTGCTCGCGGATCGCGCGTTCGATGTCGGCGGCATTGTTGTGGAACGTGCCGCTCGCGCAGTTCGGTTTCGGCAGCGGCGTTTCGCTCCTCGGCCGCTTGGCGCGGATCGCGGCCTCGACGGCTTCGGCGTAAGCCCGCCGATGCTGCGGCAACATTTTGCTGATGCTGCCGACATGCCGCGCGAGCGCGCGATACTTGCGCAACGCCGGGCTGTCCAGGTTGTAGGCCGGGCCGAACTGTTCGACGATGTTTGCCATGGCGCTCACCAATGCACGACGAAATCGAGGAGGGCACCGCCGCGGGTGGTGCCGCCGTACATGTCATAGAGCCAGCTAAAGCGCGGCTCTTGCGGTTCGCCGTCGGCATCGCGCACCACGTCGACCACGGTCATGCCGTCGCTGGCGAGGCCCGCGATGGCCTTTCGGCAGGCGGCATCGTCCGCCGCCTCAAGACCGGAGAAGTCGCCATTGACCAGCGCTGACGCCCAGTCGGCGGGCAGGGTTACGGTAGAGACTTTCATTTCAAGCTCCCACTGTTGCGCGGGCTTCGCGGCCCGACTCGTAATACGACTTGGAGGAGGGAACGCCGCGGCACATGCGGGCCGAATTGTCGGCGCAGATGCTATGGGCGATGTCCCAGCGCGCGACGGTCTTGCCGTTGCTCCGAACGTGGAGATAGAGCACGTCAGCGTGCAAGCCGGCAGCGGCGACGTAGCCGTTGCTATGGCCGTCGGGATAGAACGAAAAGCGGAGTTCATCGCCGACCCGCAGCGACTTCAGCGCCGAAGACACGGGCGTATGCTGGTCGTGGTAGATGCCGGCCATCGCGAAACACTCGACCTTGCCGGCCTTGGCTAGCTCGCGATGCTCCCAGTTTTCGAAATCGACCTCAGCCGGCAGCACGTGCTCCGTGTCGACGGCGAACGGGTCGCGCTCCGTGATCCGCTTGCGCTTGATCAATCGCACCAGCCCCTCGGGATGGCGCGCGCCGAAATGGACGCAGATGTCGTTAGCGGCGCGGATGGCAGCAATGTCGAGCTTGGTTAGCATGGTCAGGGTTCCTTTCGTTCAGCCGTCAATTTCGACGGCATACCGGACCGCGCCGTCGGCGCGTTTGCGGCTTTTGATTTCGGGGTGCTCGCACTCGGCGACTTCGCCGGTTGCGAAATAGTCCTCCAGGGCGCGCTCGGCGGCCGCACGGGACTTGTGGCTGGAGTAGGCAAAACGAACGGTCATGGCAGGGCTTCCTTTCACCCTGTATATAGGCCAATTTGGCATACCGGTCAAGATGGCCGGTGTAATTATTTTCGGTGCTGTTTCAGCCGATCCAGGGCGTTAACCATGGGTTCCGCCAGTCTGGCGCCCTCGGCCGGATCGAGCTGCTGGCCATGGCGCCAATATTCGACCTTGCGATAGGGCTTGCGCGGCTGGAGGTGGCGCACGACGGGAATGCCGGCGACGAAGTCGTTGATCCAGCGCGGTTGGCCTATGAACATCACCGCGACAAACAGCTCCGGCCGGGTCGGGTCCATGGTCTGGTCGAATAGCAGGCCGGCGGCCTTGCGCGCCTCGGGGGTCAGCGTCTTATCGTCGATCCGCCTGCTGTAACTCGGCGCCGCAAGATACGGGCAGGCCTGCAGCGCGTAATGCACGCATTCGTCATGCATCGGCGGGTCGATATAGGCGCCGCGCGCGTGGAACGCCGAACCCGGTCCGCCGACCAGCCAGCGGCCGCGCAACAGCCGCTGGCCGCAGATCGGACAGCGGTCCTGCACGATGACCCGCTGGCGCGCCGCTTCGTTGTTGATGGTGAAGTGCGGCCGGCCGTCGGTGCCGCGCAGCACGGTCACCGGAATCGGATAGCCGCGGGCGTCGCGCTCCAGCTTAGCCATGCGGTCGGGAATGCGGATGGCGGTCATGGCCGATTGCAAAGGCCGGCGGCCTTGCTGACTTCGTCCCAGGAGGCATCCCACAGCGCGCGGGCGCCGTTGCGGTCCTCCTCCAGCTCGACGCGGCGCACGCGGCCGCCGCTGTAGCTGATGCCGTCGCGGGCGTATTCCATCGCCGCGGTGTAGGTGTGGAACGACGTGTCACGGTCGACGGAGCCGTTGGCGAAATGCACGGCGATGACGTAGCGCTTGCGGTGGATCATGGCTTCACCAGCGACGCGATTGCCACTAGGCCGATGAACTTGCCTTCAAGGCTCTCGACAAAGCAGTGGCCCATGGCGCCGATCGGCGGGCAGCCGTAGGGCGTGCAGACCCGCACCTTGGTGCCATTGGCCGGAGTGTTGGACTTGCGATCGCAGATGTCCCAGCCGGAGGCCTTGAACGTCCAGACCGATCCTTTGCGCGGCTTTTTCATTTCGGATTCTCCTCTGTTCACCTCCTATATAGGCCAAACGGGCAGATAGGTCAATATGGCCGGTGTAATAAATTCAGGCCAGAATGGCCTTTATGTTGAATGGCTTGTGGCCAGGGAACTGGCGGAGCGCACGCTGGCGCGGCTGCGCGAGAAGTTCGATCCGAACCAGCCGCGCGACGAAGACGGCAAATGGACCGACTCCGGAGGCGGCGGTGGCGGTGGCAAGCCGCCGCCGCAGGGCGAGCTATTCCCCGGCAAGTTTCCGCCGATCCCGGAGCCGGGCAAGCCGGTCAAAGATGACGACTTCAAAGACAAGGTGAAGCTCAGCAGCCGGCTCAGCGATGAGAAAAAGCAGCGACTTTTCCAGGAATGGAATACGCGGGTGAAGGAGCCGCCGGAGGAATTCCGCCGCGAGTTCATGGGCGGGCTCGACGGCACGATGACGATCGGACTCGGTCCCGAAGATGAATGGGTGATCGAAGGCAAGATCACCGATGCCGCCGGCAACACCATCGGCACCTACAGTCGCGAAATCAATTTCGAGCGCGGCCAGGCGGAGAGCGCGTACTTCAAATTGAACGCCGACCAGACCGGCAAGGACGTCGGCAAGAAAATGTTGGCGGCCAACGTCGCCAAATATCAGGAGCTGGGACTGACCGAGGTCAGGGTGCACGCCAACATCGATGTCGGCGGTTATGCCTGGGCAAAATACGGCTACGTGCCAGACGAAGGTTCGTGGCGCGATCTATCGTCGGAATTGTCCGACAAGCTCGGCGGCGGTGGCGGCTACAAGCCGGAGAGCTGGGACGAAATCTCGAGCGATCAGCAGGATGCGATCTATCGCGCTTGGCGCGACTCGACCTACGACGAATTCTATGACAGCGAAGTCGAAAGCTGGCGCGACAGCGACCAGCCGCTCGAGGACATGAAAAAGAAGCTGGCCGAGGACTTCGACAAGGGCGATGCCTGGGCGGTTGCGGCGGTGCAAGCGTGGCGCGAAAGCCGGCCGGCTGATCGGCCGCCGCTGACTCTCAGCAACGATGAAATCCTCAACGCCACCGATGTCAGCTATGAGCCGGCGCGCAGCTCGACACGGGTCGGCCAGAATGATCCGGACATTTACGTCAAGGAGAACATCACGCCGACGTTGACCGATGACGATCGCGCCGAGATTTCCGACAAGCTGGTCGACGCGTTCAATGCCAAGGCCGAGGCCGACGCGCCCGACATGGACCCGCCGGATTACGTGGCCGAAGGCGTCGCCGATCGACAGAGCGAATACTGGGATTCAATGCGGGACCGCGACAAGTATCGCTGGGCCGATGACAACGGTTACGTCGAGGAAACCGAGAGCGACAGCGACATCGAAAACGCCGACGAGCTGCGCGATCTGATCGACAGCAGCGATCCGAAAGCGATTTGGGCGATCGCCGATACACCGGGCGGCAAGGAATTGCTGCTCGGCACCGACTGGAACGGCACGATCGATCTGACCGACAAAGAAACCATGGCGCGGTTCAATGCCTACATCGGCAAAGCCAAGCAAAGCGAGCGAGCTGTTCCAAGCCAATCCGCGGCGTGACGCGGAGCTGCACGAATCGATCCTTGAGGCCGGCGACGCCGACGCGGCGACCGCGGTCGGCCAGGCGGTGGCGGCAAGATTGCTCGGGCCGGAGCGCGCCGCGCGATTGTTCGGCAAGCAGCCGGCGAAGGCCAAGGCGTGGAGCCAAAAAGAAACCAACGCCCACACCGACTGGATGAACGAATGCGTTCCCAAGCTGATGGGTTTTGGCAAGGAGCAGGATGTTGCGATTGCCGCTTGCTTGAACATGTGGCGCGACGCCTGGGAGGAAGCACACCCCGACGGCGCTCCCGATCCAGGACCGTCGCCGCCGCAGGCGGATGAGAAAACCCACGCCATCGCCCAGCAGCTGCTCAAGGCCTACGACGAGTCAGAACATCCGCGCGACGATCACGGCCGCTGGACCGATGCCGGCGGCGGTGGTGGAGCTGAGGCGGCGCCCGCCGTCGGCATGAGCCACGAAAAGATTCAGGCGGCGATCAAAAACGTCGCCAAGTATCACGACTTTGATCCTGGCCGCATCGAAATCAGTGATGGCGAGCACAACTTCGAACTTGGCGGGACCGCGCGCAGCGCGGCTGGTGTTGCCTATACCAGCAAGGTTACGTCATATGGCACGCAGCGGCCGGGCGACACGCTGATCACGATTTACAGTCGACACGTCACGCCGGAAACCGTCGAAGGCGTGATTTCGCATGAGATTGAGCACATCAAATTTCAGCACGCGTTGAAGCGCCACAAGCTCGAATGGAATGCGGTCAATGCGCTGGCTGTGCCGACTGATGACCTGATGTACGCCGATGGCCGGCTGAAGCCGCCATACGATGAAAAATATCCGGCCTATCAGGCGATCGAGACTGCTTTTTATATGCCCAGCACTGAGCAATTTGCTGCGGCCGATGGCGTGTCGAATTACAGCTACGATTGGTGGCTCGAGCAGCGCGCCAACAACGCGACCAAAGTCCAGACGGCTCACGAAACGCTCGCGGAGATGGCGCGGATCAAATACGAGAGCGGCAAATTTCCGGATCACATGGGTGAACGGATTCTCTCCTGGCGCGGCGAGGACAACAAACCATCCCAGGCTGAGATTGCCGCCAACGCCAAACTCTGGCGCGACCTTTACCGCGCGGTCGACAAGGTTTGGAAAATGCCGCCATGATCGAAACCACCACGGTCAACGGCCGGCCGGCGCACGTCGCCTATATCGATGACAAGCATCAGCCGGTCGAGCCGGCGAAGGCGACGCTGATCAAGGTGCTGTTCGCTGACGAACAAGGTGGCATCGTTTACCTGGTTGGCGACGGCGCCCGTCCAGAAAAGGCGAATGGCAAGGCCGGTCATGTTGGCCTATATAACAAGGCTGCGTGGGATGAAAACGAGCACCCGCGCGCGCCAGCCGGTTCGCCGGATGGCGGGCAATTCGTAGGAGGTGGCGGTGCCGGTGGAGGACAAGGAACTGGAAGCCAAGCTTCGAAGCCTGACGCCGCGGCAACAGGAGCTGGTGCGCGAGGTCATGCAGGACCACCCGACTCTTACGTTCGAGGAAGCCCTGGAGATGCTGAAAAGCGCGGGCATGTAGTCGCGGTCTACACGCCGTCGGCGGCGCAGCTCGCCGCCGCCAAGCAAGCCCAACGCACCCCGCAGACATTCCACGCGCTGGCGCCCGCAGGCGCCGACAAGTTCTACGCCGCCATCACCGAAGCCAAAGCCGCCGACACCAAATACGGCTCATCGGTGCACGTCTACGACGCCGAAGCCTACAAGGGCATGAGCCTGTTCCTGACGGCCGACGGCAAGTCGGGATTTGCGCTCAAAGGCAACGACATCGTGTCGTGCTTCAAGCACCCGGCCTCGACTGCCGAAGGCTTTGCCGACGAAGCGCTCGGACTGGCGACGCAGCTCGGCGGCCGCACCCTCGACGCCTTCGATACCGTGCTGCCGCAGCTCTACAGCAAGAGCGGTTTCCGCGCGGTGGCGCGCATCCCGTGGAACGACGAACACAAGCCCGACGGCTGGAATTACGACGCCTACAAGAAATTCAAGGATGGCCGGCCAGACGTCGTGTTCATGATCTACGACCCGGCCAACGCCAAGCGCTACAAGCCGGGCGATGGTCGCACTTACGGCAGCTACGATGACGCGTCACGCGCCCAGCATCGCGCGCTTGATGACGTGGCGGTCAACACCGCGGTCACCTCGACCAAAGAACGCTGGTACTCGGCATCGCCGTTCAAGGGCAACCTTGCCGGCGCGATGGCCGCGGCGCCGGTGGCGCAAGCGCAGCTGGGCCCGGTCGGTGAGGCGATCGCCAAAAAGTACGGCGTGGTGTTCAAAAATCCCGGCGTCAAAAAGGACGTCGCGCGCATCCAGCAAAAGGTCGCCGATCGCGGCGGCGTCGAGCGCGTCACCGATCTAGCGCGCGCCACGTTCCTGATCCGGACACCGGAGCAAGCCGAAGCGATCGCCACCGAACTCGGCAAGCATTTCGAGGTGGCGGTCGAGCCGTGGCGCATCACCGACGTCAACTACGCCGATCGCGCAATCCAGGTCAGATTCAAGGGCGGGCTGATTGGTGAGGTGCTGGTAATGGACGCCGACATGGCGCACGCCAAGTCACCGGATGGCGGCGGCGGCCATGACCTCTACGTCGAGCAGCGCAAGCTTGATCCGGTGAAAGATGCAAAGCGCTGGCAGGAGCTGCACAAGCAGCAGCAAGCGCTCTACGGCCACGTGCTGGACAATTATTCGCGGCCCTGGAAAGCCGCCTTGGGCATCGAAGGCAGCTGAGGATAGCTGGCGCGGAAGTTGGCTTCCGACATCGGTCGAACGAACTGGGTGACTTCGGCGAGGTTCAGCTGGCGCCAACCTTCGCCGCGATCGAACGTCACCCAGGCCTCACGATCGTCGTAGACGCAAGGGTGACCCTCGAACGTGCCGTAGTTTTGCGTGGTCATGTTCATCTTCCTGGACGATCCATAGTAGCAGACCATCACGCCCCACGCTCTTTGCCTGCGCCGAACGGCTGTGAAGGTTGGTTGCCGAAGGGCTGTGTTGCGTCGGGTTTGCCATAAGGCTGTGATGTCCCGCCGCCACCGCCACCTTGGATTGTCGCGGCGACGCAATTGGTGAAAGCTTTGGAGACTGTTCGACTGCCCGTCATATCGAGCACCCAAGGCTGCTCGCTGCCTTGGCTGAATCTGATCCAGAACTTCGCTGCCGCACCAAACTGCTCGATAAAATCAGCGAACTTGTCGGTCTTGATGTAGAATTCGACAATCGGCATCAGCTTCCCCGCGTAGCCGAGTGCTTCGGCTTCCCACAACACCTCTTTATCAACGCCGATGACGACTGGCACGTTGACGGCATTGGTGGGCATTCGCCACGTGCTTTTCATCAGCTGAATCGTGGTGTGCTGGTTGCCAGCAAAATATTTGACATGCATCCCACCAGTGGCTCCGCTGTTAAAATTGATGACAGTGAGCATGCCGCACATGGATTGTCCGCCGTCGGACGTGCCCTGGAATGCCTCCCAATGTCCGGCGCGTGCGGTGGTGTAGGTGTCACCACCAGCGTGTGCTGACGGCATCATTGCCGCGAGCAGCGCGACGGCAGTCAGTAGCTTTCTCATTTTTTCACTCTCCGTTGGTTGGGTTTGGTTGGGATAGCTTGGCGCGAAACCGGCGACACTGCGCGGGCTTCTGGCCGTAGGCACCGGCGGCTTTTTCGCCGATGTAGTGGAGCAGGATCGCGCGGGCGGCCGGCGGCAGATCGGCGCCCAGCATGCGGTTGACGATCCCGGCGGTGAGGCCGGAGCCTTTGTGCTCGGCGCGTTGGATGGTCCAGGCGGTGCTGCGCGGAATGCCCAGCGCACGCGCCTGCTGATCGAGCGAGCGGATGCCAGACGCGGCCAGCGCCGCGGTCAGCTCAGCGATCCGCTGGCGCTGCAAGGCTTTCATGTCGCGCGGGCTCATTTATGCGGCCTTCCTATTGCGAAGACCGAACACGTCGCGCGCGGAGGGCGCGATCGACAGGGCTTCTGTTTCGATGATCCGCGCGGCGCATTGTGCTGGTGATTGACCATCCTTCTCGGATGCATCGATCATCGACAGGTCAGCCCGGCACAGACTTTGCGCGAGCAGGCCATGGCCGGCCGCGGCCAGCACTTGGACAACGGCGTTCGCATATTGCGTCGCTGGCTTGCCGCGGTTGGCAACGCGCTGCTCAGCCTCACGCTGCAGCCGCGCAACCTCGATCAGGATTTCGTCACGCATTCCATTTGTCCTTAGTCAGAATTTCCCAGGCCGCGACGTAGCGGCAGCGTAGCGAGCCCGGCAGCGATGCCGGTCTGGCAAAGTGGTCGGCGATGTCGGCGAGCTTGACCTTGATAGCGAGCGTGTTGCCGCTGGCGCCAAGCTCAGTGATCCAGTCGAGGTAATCGCGGCCTTTGGGCCGGCTCAGCAAGCCGACGGCGGCGACAATCTGCTCGGAATAGCCAAGCTCGCGCAGCACCTCTAGCGTGACGAAAGTGTCCTCGATCACGTCGTGCAACAGCGCCACGGTCTTCGCGGTGTTGCCGTCGAGCCGGCCAGCGACCGCGACCAAGTGCTCCCAGTAGGGAGCGCCGGCAAGATCGAGCTGGCCGCCGTGGGCGGCCTTCACGAACTCCAGGGTTTCGACCAGCGTCGGACTCATCGCGTCACCCATACCAACTGCAGGACTTCGGCTTGCCGTCCCAGCGATAGCAGCGGCGATACGACGCCAGCTTGACCACGCCGTCGGCACTCGGCCGCTTGCGGAACACCTCCGGGAAATCCGGGTGAAACTCGAACGGCGCAACCGGCCAAGTTTTCCCGCTCATCGCGCCGGGGCTGTTCTCGACCGTCACGGCGTTGAGCTGGCGCATTTCGATCATGCTGCCCTTCACCGCGGTGACCTTGAAAAACTCGACGTTGGTCTGGTCATAGCCCCAGCTTGAGGCCAGCACGTCATCAACTTTGTACGGGTTCATTACTTCGACTCCTCTTCGCCTCTGACCAGCGCAGCGACCCAGGTGAAAATGATCGCGATGACGATCGGACTTAAAAGCACAACGATGGTTTCCATGGTGGCGAAGGTCTTCATTTCTTTGCTCCGTTCTTACTGACAATACATAGGCCAAACTGGCCGCAATGGCAAGAGCCAGCGGCAAAAAATAAAACCCAACGATAACAATAGGTTCCGGTCATAACGGCCGGAATGGTGAACCGGCCACTATGACCGGGGCAGGAGGTAAGCCATGCCGATGAAGCCGCACAAAGGCGAAAGCCAGAGCGATTTCATGAAGCGCTGCGTCCCGGAAATGATGGGCAACGGCAAGCGCGAAAACGATCAGGCGGTCGCCGCCTGCATGCAGATGTTTCGCGACGACAAGAACAAGCAGATCGATCCGGAGGACTACGACACCCTTGAGGAGTTCATGGCCGACTGCACGGCCGAAGGCGAAGACATCGAGTCGTGCAAGCTGATTTGGGAGCAGCGCAAGCACAAGGGCGCGCCCGCGGTGCTGCACAAGACCCATGCCGGCGCCGTGCAGGGAATGGAATTCGTGCTGTCCGACGAAACGCCCGATCGCATGGGCGACGTCATCGTGTCGACCGGCTGGCAGCTCGACAACTTCAAGAAAAATCCGATCGCGCTGTTCAACCATCGCGCCGATTTCCCGATCGGCAAGTGGCAAAATCTGCGCATCGACAAGGGCGCGCTGCGCGGTCATCTGCAGCTGGCGCCAGCCGGCACCTCCGACCGCATTGATGAAATCCGCAAGCTGATCGAGGCCGACATTCTGCGCGCCGTATCGGTCGGCTTCCGGCCCGTGGAATCGCAGGCGCGCAAAGGCGCCGGTGATGTCGTGCTGGGCGAAACCTTCGCCAAGCAAGAGCTAGTCGAAACCTCGCTGGTCAGCGTTCCGGCAAACCCGAACGCGCTGGCGGTGGCCAAGTCGATGAAGATTTCCGCCGCGACCCTCGACCTCGTCTTCGCCAAGCAAGGCAACAGAAGCGTGGTCCGCAGGACTCAAGGCGTCCCTGGCGAGCAAGCCGAAACATCTCGTATCGGAAAGAGCAGACAAATGTCGCTCGCACAACGCATCAAAGACGCGGAGGGCCGCATCGTCGGCTTCCGCGACAAGCTTACGGACCATCTCGGCAAAGTCGATGACAGCAATGTCAGCGATGCCGACCTCGAGGTGACGCGCGAACTGAACGGCAAAATCGCGCAAGAGGAAAAAGGCCTCGAGGCACTCAAGGAGGCCGAGAAGCGGCTTGCCCTCACATCCGAGGACGATGCCGACGGCAACAACGGCGGCGCTGAACACCGCGTCACCAACGGCGGCGGCAACAACAATCTCGTTGTCGCGCGCGCTGGATCGGCTCGGCCGTTCAACTTCACGCCGAAAAAAATGAAGGCGATCGACTACCTGGTGCGCGACGGTGTCGTGCAGCTGTTCTCGCATCGCCTGCACAAGCCGATCGATGATGTTCGGCGTGCGATCTACGGCGAAGACGAAGCCACCAAGGCGTTCATCGAGTTCAGCCAGAAGGCGGCCACGGCTCCGGCCATGACCAACGTCAGCGGCTGGGCCCAGGAACTGGTGCAACAGGTCAACGCCGAATTCCTCGAGCCGCTGAAGGCCAAGGCGATCTATCCCAGGCTGGCGCAAGCCGGCTTGGCGCTGACATTCGGCCGCAACGGCAAGATCGTCATCCCGACGCGGTCGGCCACCCCGACCATCGCCGGATCGTTCGTCGGTGAAGGCAATCCCATCCCGGTGCGGCAGGGCGCCTTCACATCGTCGACGCTCACGCCGAAAAAAATGGCGGTCATCACCACGTGGACCCGCGAGATTGACGAGCACAGCGTGCCGGCGATTGAAGGCTTGCTGCGCGATGCAATCCAGCAGGACACTGCGACCGCGATCGACAGCGTGCTGCTCGACGCCAATCCGGCGACCGCGATCCGGCCGCCCGGCCTGCTCAACGGCGTTGCGGCTCTCACCGCCACGACCGGCGGCGGCTTCAACGCACTGGTGGGCGACCTCAAGCAGCTCAGCGGCGCGCTGATCACCGGCACGCAAGGCCATGTCCGCAACATGGTCTGGTTGATGAATCCTCAGCAAGTCCTGTCGATCGCACTGACGGCAGCTCCTGGTGTGGGTGCCTTCCCGTTCAAGGAGGAAATCAGCCGCGGGCAATTGCTGACGAACACCGTCATCGATTCCGGCACCGTGCCGCTTGGCACCGTGATCGTGGTCGACGCGGCGGACTTCGTCACCGTCGGCGGTGAAGCGCCCCGGTTCGAAATCTCGGACCAAGCGACGCTGCACATGGAAGACACCGCGCCTCTGGCCATTTCGACGCCCGGCACACCGGCAACCGTTGCCGCGCCCGTGCGTTCGCTCTGGCAGACCGACTCGATGGCGCTGCGGCTGATCCTGCCGCTGAACTGGACGCTGCGTCGCACTGGCGTGGTCGCCTGGACTCAAAGCGTCACGTGGTAGGCCCGGAGGGCCCGCCAAATCCGGCGGGCCTTTCACCTCGCTAAGCGATCACAAAAACAGGAGACAGAAAATGGACGTAACGGAAACTCAGAAAAGTCAGTTGGCCGCCAGCAAAGTGGCTGCCGAAAAGACGCTCCAAGATCAAGAGCGTGTTGCCAAAGGCAAGCCGACGCCGACTCAGGAAGAGAATGATTTGGCGCGGGTCGGTGTTCATGTGACGGAGCATGAAGACGACGGCAGCGGGCCCGATCCGAACAATCCGGTCGGACTTGATCAGCGTCAGATCGAGGCCAAGCGGCCGGGACAGAACTACCAGACCCGTGCAGCGCAACCGGCATCGCGGCCGGCGGCAACGACTCATCGAAGCGAATGAACGCGAAGTCACTCATTCGCCGAATGTTGTCCCCCTTGGTCGCGAAAGCGGCCGAGGGGGAATACCGTCCTGGGCCATGGCAGCTGCCGATCACCGGCGGCTGGCTGTCCAGCGACGTCGGCCAGTATTGGAATTGGTGGCAGCTCGGCTACAACCCGGAAACCGGGGCCGGCCGCTCCGCCATCGTCGAAGCTTGCGTGTCGGCGTACGCGCAAACCATAGCCATGTGCCCCGGCGATCACTGGAGGATGAACAAAAAGAAAGGTCGCGATCGCGTCACCAATTCGGCGCTCGCGCGTATCCTGCGCTATCCCAACGACTACCAATCGATTTCCGATTTCCTGCTCAATCTAGTGCGGCAGCTGTTCCTTGAGGGCAACGCCTATTGCTTGGCGCTGCGCAATGACCGCTTCGAAGTCGACGAATTGCACTTGATGGATTCGCGGCAGTCGGCGCCGCAGCTCGCCAGAACCGGCGACGTGTTCTATCACCTCGCCGGCAACAGCGTCATCCAACGCCGGATCACCGGGCCGCTGATCGTGCCGCAGCGTGACGTTTTGCACGTGCGGCTGGCGTGCGACCGGCGCTCGCCATGGCCGCTGCTCGGCCAGTCACCGCTCGAGGCGGCATTTTCTGATCTTGAAGTCGGCGACGCGCTGCAGCGTCAGCAGATTCAATATTACCTGAACCAGGCGCGGCCCTCCGCGGTGCTGTCGACCGACCTCGACCTCGACAAGGACCAGACCCAATCGCTGCGCGATCGCTGGAACGATCAAGTGCGCGGCATGGGCTCGGGCGGCACGCCGATTCTCACACACGGCTTGAAGGTGCAGCCGTGGGGCACTGCGCCGAAGGACGCGATGATCGCCGACATCGCCAAGCTCAGCGACCAGCGCGTCGCTCTGGTGTTTCGCGTGCCGCTGCAAATTCTCGGGCTCGGCGGCACACCGCTCAGCTCGACCGAAGCACAGATGCAATGGTGGATCGCCAACGGTTTGGGCTTTGCACTGAATCATGTTGAGGAGGCGATCGGCGTGCTGTTTCAGTTGGCCGGTCAGCCCGATGAGTACGTTGAATTCGACACCGCGGCGTTGCTGCGCTCGGCATTCAAGGATCGGGTCGAGGCATTGGCGCGCGGCGTGCAGGGCGGCATTTTTGCGCCGAACGAAGCGCGCAATCAGGAAGGCTATGACAGCGTGAAGTTCGGCGATGAGCCGCGCGTGCAACAGCAAGTGGTCCCGTTGTCCGCCGCCGCCGAAATCCCCGCCGCTCCAGCACCGCGGGCGGCGCCGCCCGCAGCCGGGCAACCGGCACCGGTTGATGGCGCCAAGCCCGCGCCCGCTCAAGAAGCCAAGCCCGCCGCCAAGGAATTTTCCCATGACGACATCAAACGGGAAGCCCGACGAGTCATTGCTTCCGCCGCCAGAATCGGCCGGCGTTTTAACTGACCTCTGGCATGAGGTGCTGGCCGAAACGCTGGCGCTCGAGCGCGAGCAGTGGCAGCGCGATCGCGCGCTGATGCAATCGCAGTCTGACGCCATCATCGCCAATCTGCGCGCCGAAGTGGCGACGCTGCGCAGCGACATGGTCACGCTGATCACCGAACGGCTGGCCAGCTTGCGCAACGGCGAGCCCGGCCCGCGCGGTCAACGCGGTGAGAAGGGCCAGCCCGGCAACGATGGCGCACCCGGCAGTGTCGGCGAACCAGGACCGCCGGGGCCGCAAGGCGAACGTGGTGAAGCAGGCATGCCCGGCACCGCCGGCCAAGCAGGCCCGCCGGGCGAACCGGGGGCGCCGGGTCAACAGGGGCCGCAAGGTCAACCCGGAGAAAAGGGCCAGCCCGGCGCCGATGGTGTTGCGGGCCCGGCTGGCCCGCCGGGAGAACCTGGGGCGGCAGGCGCGCCCGGTGAGCCAGGACCGCAGGGCCCGGCAGGGCCGCAGGGTGAGGCTGGGCAACCCGGTGAAGCCGGCCCGCAGGGCGCCGCAGGGCCGCAGGGACCGGCCGGCGAAGCCGGTCAACCTGGGGAGCGCGGCTTGCCCGGTGAACCCGGCGCCCATGGCGAAAAGGGCGATCCCGGAACCGACGGCGCGCCCGGCGCGCCCGGCGCGCGCGGCGAACCTGGGCAGAAGGGCGAGCGCGGCGACAAAGGCCTCGACGGCAAGGACGGCGCGATCGGCGCCATGGGCCCGCAGGGTCAGCGCGGAGAGATGGGCCCGCGCGGCCAGCGCGGCGAACCCGGTGAGCGCGGGCTACCCGGCACGCCGGGGCTGAAGGGCGACACCGGCCCGACTGGCCAACGCGGCGAACCTGGGCAGCCCGGCCTGCGCGGCGAGAAGGGCGACAAAGGTGAAGTGGGCCCGATCGGCTTGCTGCCGGTGGTGAAGGCGTGGAAGCCCGACACCGTCCACTATCGCGCAGAAGTCGTGATGCATAACGGCGCCAGCTTCCAGGCCACCAAGGACACCGGCCAGGAGCCGCCGCATTCGGACTGGATCGCACTGTCGATCGCCGGCCGCGACGGCGCGTCGCCGGAAGTGCTCGGCACCTACAAGCCGGGCGAGAAGTACAAGCGGCTGAACATCGTCGCGCTGAACAACGGCAGCTTCATCGCCAAGCGCGATGATCCCGGCGAATGCCCCGGGGATGGCTGGCAGCTGCTCACGTCACCCGGTCGCAAGGGCGACAAAGGGCTGCCCGGCGATCGTGGCGAGAAAGGCTTGCGCGGCGAGAAGGGCGACCCCGGCGACACCGTGGTCGTGGTCGGCTGGCGGGTCGAGCGCTCCAAGTATGTCGCGACGCCGGTGATGTCCGACGGCAAGGACGGCCCGCCGCTCGAGCTGCGCGCGCTGTTCGAACAATTCCAGGGCGAAGCGCGCTGAAGCGAAGTGGCACGGCGGCACCGCTCGCTTGGATGTCAATGCCACTGTGGCCGCCGTGCCGTGGTCCTCTCGCGAAGACCGTGAAAAGCGTAATCCATGGCCGACATAATTATCAAGATACTCACGCCAGCAACTCAGTTCGATTTGCTGACGCTGCAGGAAGCCAAGCTGGCGCTGGGCATCACCGACAATCTGTCGGACGCGCAGCTGCAGCAAAGCATCACGGTCTATTCCGACGTCGTGTCGGAGTTGACCAACCGTGTCTTCGCCAAGGAGCGCGTGCGCGAAACGTGGCGCTGCCTCGGCAGCCGGCGATTGTTTCTGTCGCACTGGCCGATCGTGGAAACCGACATCGAAAAAGTCGAGTGCCCGCGCGGCACGCTGATGGACCCGGCGACCTACGAAATCGAGGAGCGCAGCGGCAAGATCGAGCTGTTCGGCCCGCAGCCAGAGCCGATCGAAATCACTTACACCGGCGGCGTCACGCTGCCCGATAAGGCGCCGCCGGCGCTCAAGCAAGCCACGCTCTTGCTGATCCGCGAAGACCGCGCCACGGCGCAGCGGCAAGCGACCAGCGGCATTCGCTCGCTATCGCACAAGGAAGCCAGGGTCATGTTCTTTGATCCGGCGCAACAGCTGCGGGCGCAGGGCGGCGGCGGCAACCAGACCATGAACGCCGTCAGCGCGCTGCTGTCCCATTACACGCGGCTCGAGGTCTGACGTGCTCACGTTCGAGGTCGACACCGACAAGGCGCGGGAGAAGGTCCAGGCGCTGACCGAAAACGTCGAAGGCCTGAAGGGCCTCAACGGCAAAATGTTCGAGGAGTTCGTCGCGTGGCAGGAAGACGATATGCGGCGCAAGTACGCCAATCTGGTGCCGCAGGGCGATGACGCCGGCTACACGCTGATTTGGCCACGCTCGCGATTGTCGACGGAGCGGCGCAAGCGCCGCAGCAGCCGCACGCTGGTGCGACCGCGGACCGAAGGCCCGCACGTTGGCGCCGGCCGCCCGCATTCAATGCGGCCGATCCTGCGGCCAGAGCTGTTCGAAAAGCTGCAACAGCGAATGTCCGAAATGCTCAAGAAGGTCGTGCCATGGGCGTGAATTTTGCAACGCTGCTGTACGAGCCTCAGTTTGACATGTTCGCGGTGTCGGTGGTGTTCAATCCGCTGGTGAGCCAGCCGGGGCAGCCGACCTACAACGGCCGCGGAATTTTCGACACGACCGAACTTGACGTCGTGGCGTTGGACGGCTCGATCGTGTCCGACCAGAAAACAATTCTCGACATCCTGGAAAAAGAATTCACCGTGCTGCCGCTGCAGGGCGATCACGTCAACATTCCGGCCGACTGCAACGGCGTGCCGAAGGGCGACTACGAAATCATCAGCGCCTCGACCAACGGCGGCGGCGAAACCACGTTGACGCTGCGCGAGCTGGTGACGGCGAAGCCGTGACATGGGCATCACCGACACGCAAAGCTATTCGCAAGTTTTGCGCGATGTGTTCTTCGCGCGGTTGGTGACGCTGCCGTTCTTTGCCGGCTTCAAGGCGCGCCGCAGCAAAATGCTGCAGATCATGCGCGAAACCATTCCCTATCTCGGCGTCTATATCGTCGACGAAGGCATGGCGCCCGACGGCGACGGCAACGCCGGCCATATCAAATTCGTGCACACGCTGCGGCTCGGCTTCTCGGTCATCATCCACAACAACGATGCCGTCGCCGCCGAACTGAAATTGGACGAAGCGTTTTGGGCGATCATGAACGGCCTGTGGCGCGACCCGTACATCACCAACATGCTGGACACCTGGAATCCCGCCACCGCCAGCGGCACGCCGGATAACACGCGGTTCGAAGCCGTCGTGCGCGGCAATCGCAAGCACGTGTGGGGTTCGGCCGGGCTCAACAACGAGCTGCCTTACGGCGAGCTGCAGTACGAAGCATCGGTCACCTACCGCTCAGAGTTCGCGCCGGTCATCACCGATGACTTGCTGCATATCCACGTCGAAACCGTGCCGCTTGCCAAGGACGGCACCGTCCCTGCCGCTGATGTCGTGCAGCGCATCATCAGTGAATACGAATTTACCCCCGCGCAGCAAGGAGAAGGACAATGACTGATCAAACAACCGCTCCTAGCGAGCGGAAAAAGCAGCTCGACGCCCGGCGCAAGCTGATCGCCGATCGGATGCCGAAGGTTGAGCGCGTGCGTGTCACGCCCGCGACCGATGACATTCGCAGAGTGCTGACGCATCCCAGCAACGGCACAAAATTCCCGGAAAGCGGCTCGGTCGAATGGCCGCTCGACAATTTCACGAAGCGCCGCCTGCGCGACGGCAGCGTGGTCCGTGAGCAAGCCCAACCGCAGCCAGCCCGCGAGCAACCGCGCAAGCCGGCACCGGCGCGCAGCGAGTAATTCCGAAACAATCCGAACAGCGGAGACACAATCATGCCTATCTCGTTTTCTCAGATTCCCGCCAACATCAAGGTCCCGCTTTATTGGGTGGAAGTAGACCCATCGAAGGCGGGACTGCCAGTGATCAAGCTGCCGGCGCTACTGGTCGGCACCATGATCGACGCTGGCGATGCCACGCCCGACGTGCCGATTGCGATCGGCAGTCAGGCGCAAGCCGATGCACATTTCGGCCAAGGCTCCGAACTGTCGCGCATGTTCAAAGCGTTTTTTGCCAACAACTTCGCAAATGAAGTGTGGGGCTTGGGCGTCGCCGAACCCGGCGCGGCTGTGGCTGGTTCCGGCACCATCACGATCACGACGGCGCAGACCGAAGCCGGCACCGTGCATCTCTACATCGGCGGCGAGCACGTGCCGGTGAATGTCGGCGCAACCGACACTACCGACCAGGTTGCCACCGCCATTGCGGCAGCGATCAACAGCAACATGTCGCTGCCGGTGACGGCCGCGGCGACCACCAACGCGGTGACGCTGACCGCTGCGTGGAAGGGCGTCGGCGGTAACGAAATCCGCGTCGACCTCAACTACTACGGCAGCATCGGCGGCGAGCGCTTGCCGCCCGGCATGGTGATCACTCTCCCGGCCACCGGCTTCCTGACTGGCGGCACCGGCGTTCCGGTGTTCGACACCGCCATCAGCAACCTGGGCGAACACGAGTTCGAATACGTGGCAATGCCATTCACCGACTCGACCTCGCTGTTTGACTGGGAGCAGGAATACGGCTTCAGCGATACCGGCCGCTGGGGCTGGCAGCGCCAGCATTTTGGCCACGTGTTCTCGGCCAAGCGCGGGCTCTACAGCGACTTGCTCACGTTCGGTCAGACCCGCAACAGCGGCGTGATGTCGATCCTCGGGTTCGAGGTGGCAAGCCCGTCGCCAGCGTTCGAGTGGGCCGCGGCCTACACGGCGAAGGCACAACGGGCCTTGATCAATGATCCGGCGCGACCGCTGCAGACGCTGTCGCTCAATCAGATCAAGCTCGCACCGCTCGACCAGCGTTTCAATTTCATCGAATTGAATTCGCTGGCGCTCAGCGGCATCGCCATCCAAAAGGCCGGCTCGGACAATCAGCCGATGCTCGCTCGAGAGCAGACGACATATCAGCTGAACTTGTACGGGCAGCCGGATGACGCCTACGAGCTGGTCACCACGCTGGCGACGCTGGCCAAGGTGCTGCGCAATCAGCGCCAAGCCATCACGTCGAAATTCCCGCGCCACAAACTGGCCAACGACGGCACGCGGTTCGGTCCCGGTCAGGCGATCGTCACGCCCGGCATCGCCAAGGCCGAACTGATCGCCCAGTACCGGATGGACGAATATAACGGCCTTGTCGAGGACACGCGCAACTTCAAAAAGAACTTGCTGGTCGAGCGTGATCCCAACGACCCGAACCGGCTGAACGTGCTCTATCCGCCAGACCTGATCAACCAGCTCCGCATCTTCGCGGTGCTGGCGCAATTCCGTCTGCAGTACGACCGCGGCATCGACACCGAAATCGCGGCCGGTGCCAACCTCGGCGTGACCGGACGGTTGCCGCTCACGGCGTAAATGAAAAGCGGGACCGGCCGGGCAGAGCTGGTTTGGGTGACACGAATCTTTCGGCCCGACCGGTCCCTGTGGTGCCTCACGGCAGCACACTGAAATCCTAATCCCCAAAAACAGGAGAAGACAATGGCTCAGCGGTTTGCTGGCATCGCATACATCATGGTCGACGGCACTCAGTGGCCGCTCCGCGGCAACTTCACAGTGTCGCCAAGCGCGGTCGAGCGCACGATGATCGCAGGACAAGACGGCGTGCACGGCTATCAGGAATTGCCGCGCGTCCCGTATATCGAGGGAGACATCTCCACGACACCGGAAGTCAGCCTTGAGGACCTCGAGGCGCAAACCGATGTCACGGTCGTGGCACAGCTCGCGAATGGCATGCAGTACACGCTGGCCGGCGCGACGTGCAAAGCCGCACTGGAAGCAAACACCCGCGACGGCCAAGCCCGCGTTCGCTGGGAGGGCATCTGGTGCGAAGAACTCGCGCTCTGAGGTAGCCAATGAACAAGCCGCAAAAACGAGAAGGCTTCATCACGGATGAGCCGCCAGAAAAGCCGCGGACAGTGCCGCAGCAAATCGACGCGCGCCCAATCGAGGAACCAGCCGCACCAGAGCCGCCGCAGGAGACTTGGCCGGTCAAGGTCAAGCTTCTGCATCGGCCAATCAAAAACAATATCGGCGAGGAAGTGCGCGAGCTGATTTTCCGCGAGCCAACCGGCGGCGACATCAACCGCCATGGCAATCCAGTGCGGATCGATCAGTACGGCGAAGTGCTCATTGATGAGCGCAAGATGACGCTGATCATGGGGGCACTCAGCGGGATTCTGTCGCCGCTGCTCGAGCGGATGGACCCGCGCGATTGGAATTCCTGCGCTTATCGGTTGCGCAGTTTTTTTCTGCCCGATCCAGCGGCATGGTAGGCGACGAAAGCAATATCATTCTCGACTGCTACCGACTGGCGCGCTGGTATCACCAATCCCCCGAAGTGTTCCTGGCCATGCCGCTGGGCGAGGTGCGCATTCACCTGGAGCGCACGATCGAGTTGGCGCGTCTGATGGATCGGGAAACGAGTAGCAGCGACGATGGCTGAGTTCGAAGAACTTAAACTTGTCGTTAGCCTGTCCGACAACGCAACGGCCGGGCTGAAAGCACTGAACGCAGAGCTGGAGCGGCTCGGCGGCATTTCGCAGAAAAACACCACGCAGCTGGCGCAAGCGACGCGTGGCGTATCGCAAATGGGCGCTGCCTCGCGCACGGCAGCGCGCGAAATGAGGGAGTTGGAGCAACGGTTCGAAGGCCTTGGCAAGGGCATCGGCCAACTGGTCCTGCAGACCGGTTTGTTCACGTCAACGCCAGTGGCCAGCGCGCTGGGCGGCATGGCGATGTCGTTCGGCGGCGTCACTACCGGTGTGCTGGCACTCGGCGCGGCCTTTATCGGCATTGATGTTGCGCTGGCGGCGTTCAGCCGTCGGATGATTGACCTGGGCGACAAGTCGCGCGGCGCGGCGCTGTTGCCCGATCAATTCAAAAACCTCGCATCACAGCTGGAGCACGTCGGCTATACGGCGGAGCAGGCCGAACAGGAAGTCGGCAACTTCATGCGGACGATGGCGGAGGTTTCCCGCCCCGGCACGCCCGAATTCCGCAGGATGTTCCAGCAGTCGGGTGGCAGCGCCATCCCGGTCATCAATGCGATACAGCAGGAAATCCGCAGCGGCCAAGCCGGCCGCGCCATCACCACAGCGGTCCGCGAAGCGCAGGCGATTTTCGCTCGCGAGATGCAACGACCCGGCGGCGATCGCGGCGAGGCCACGCGGCAAGCTGAAGCGTTCTTGTCGAATGTCGGGCTGTCGTTGCGAGCGCTTGATGTCGGCGATGTGTTCGATCGGATCGCTGGCGATCCGGTGAAGTGGCAGCGACGCATCGATGCCTCGAAAGAATTCAACAAGGAGTGGGTCAAGCTCAAGGACACCGGCGAGGAGATATTGGCGTCGCTGCAGGAGGAGCTGCTGCCGGTCTTCAAAGACATCAACAGCGAAATTGCCAAGATCGGCGACGGCTGGGTCAAGGGTTTCGGCGCCGTCATCAAGACCACGATTGAAGAGTTGAAGTGGCTTTGGAGTCTGCTGGAGCGAATCGACAAATGGCTGGGCGGTAAGCGGCCGGATGTCGCGCTCGCGAATTACTTGCTCGGCAATGAGGGGGGCAATCTCGGACCGGCGGCGGCCGCCGCTTACGAAAGTGGCTCACAGCCCGGCGGCACACCTTACGCGCCGACGGCAGCGCCAAAGGGCTGGAGCGGTGGCGCTCCGGCTGGTGCACCACCCGGCACTGCGGCCGGCGCACCACCGGGCACCGCGGCCGAGGCGCCCGCTGGTACGGCCACGCCGCAAGGTTGGGGCGGCGGTGCTGGCACCGCAACACCGCAAGGCTGGGGCGGCGGCGCAACGCCTGGGTCGTACACCCCCGGCGGCGGCGCAACGCCTGGGTCGTACACCCCCGGCGGCGGCGCAACGCCGATGTCGTACGCCCCTGGTGGTGGCGGCGGCGGTGGTGGTGGCGGCGGCGCACCGACTGGCGAGGGCGCGCCGGCTGCAGCTCCTGGTGCGGCGCCTCCTGGCGTTGGTGCGCCGCCGCGCGCCGATCAGACTGGCGGCGAGCTTGGGCCGCAGGCCGCGCTGGCGCTGGCACGGACGCATCTCGGCGAGCACGAAATCCGCGACCAGGGCAAGCTGCAGGAATTTTTCGACAGGAATAACGTCAAGGTCAATCCGAAGACCACTGCGTGGTGCGCGGGCTTCGTCAACGCCAATCTGGCGGCGGCCGGCGTCAAAGGCACCGGCTCGCTGGCGGCCGGCTCATTCACCAGCTGGGGGCGTGGCGTCAAGGGCGACGAAGCGGTGCAAGCCGGCGATGTCGGTGTCGTGCGCGGTACATCGCCTCGCACCGGTGTAGAGGGTCGGCACGTCGGCATGCTCACCGGCCGGGTCGATCCGAAGACCGGCCGTGTGGAGATGATTGCCGGCAACGAAAAGGATCAAGTCGCGACCACGTGGCGCGATCCGAGTACGCTGCACATTCGGCGCGCCACCGAGAAGGAATTTTTGCCGGGCAGTAGCGTTCCTGGTGTGGCTGGCGGTAGCGTTCCTGGTGTGGCCGGCGCTGGTCCGAAGTCGGCGGCAAGCCTTGCCGAGGCCCGCGCCCAGTATGCCGAGGAGCTGAAGGACCCGGCGGTGCGCGACCGCCTGATGGCCTACACCAAGGCCGAGGTCGGCAACCAAGGTCCGGAAGCGCAACAAGCGTTTATGGAAACCACGTTGAACCGCGCGGCGTCGCGCGGCATGAGCATCAAGCAGACGCTATCAGGCGGTTATTTCCCGGCGGTCACCCACGCCCGCGCCGCTGCTGGCCTGGATGACGCGACCCGCACCCAATACGGACCGATGGTCGACCAAGTGATGGGCGGGTCGAACATCTCTGGTTATGCGACCGGCAACGCGTCGGGCTCGGTCGGTTTCGGCGGCGGACCGCAGACGTTCAAGGCCGGCGGTGAGCGCTTCGGCATCGAGCAGGCCGATCGTTCTTACATGGACGCGATGATGAAAAGAGAAATCAACGCGCGGGTCGAGGGCACCGGCAAAATCCAGGTCGACGTCAACGCGCCGCCGGGCACGCGTGTCGACGCCCAGGGTGGCGGCTTGTTCAAGGAAGTCGAAATGAACCGGCAGATGCAAATGGCGCCGGCCGCGTCCGGTCCGCCGACCGACATCAGCGGCGATGGATTGAATCTCTGACATGAGCAAGATCAGCGACCTTGCGTACAAGTACGACGCCGAAGGCAACAAGCTGGTTGCCAATCAATGGCGCCATGATCTGATGCCGGCGTCGTTTCGCAACGCCTATTTTCACGTTCAGGTCGGCGCCAAGGAGAACGGCCGCCGGATTGTGCTGCACGAATTCCCCAAGCGTGAGGAGCCTTATAGCGAAGACATGGGCCGCATTGCGTTTGCGTTCACCGTGCGCGGCTATTGCGTCTGCTATCCGTTCGACGCCAACGAATTGTTCAACACCGATTACCGCATCTCTCGCGATCTGCTGCTTGCCGAATTGGAGCGCGAAGGCTCCGGCGTGCTGCAGCTGCCGACCTTGCCGCCGATGGATGTCGTTTGCCGCGGCTATCGGCTGACCGAAGAGGATCGGCTGGGCGGCTACTGCGCATTCGACATGCAATTTGTCGAGCAAGGCAAGTCGCCGTTCGCGCCGGAGCGCAGCACCGAACAGACCGTCGAGGACGTTGCGCAATCGCTTGAGGATCGCGCCGTCGATGTCATGAGCGGCATCTACGAGAACATCCCAGGCTTTGCCGGCGCCAGTCCGGACGCGCCGATTGGCTCGGTCGAAATCAACGAAGCCGAAGTCGAAATCAATTAAGCCCCAATGGAACGCAAGCACGCCATCGAAGCGGCGCCGATCATGATCCGCGCGCTGCGCATGCTGTTGTCGGCGGCACCGACCCGCGGCCGGCCGGGCTCCGATTTGCGCACGGCATGCAATGACCTGATCGTGCGCGCGGAAGAGATGTTGCAGAAGGACGTCGCCGGTCCGCCACTTGCGGCGTGCTTCAATTTGGCGCGCGACTGCAACACCAGCTATCCGCAGATTGCGGTGGTGCGCAACAACACCGAGGCCGAAACGCCGAATCTGGTCGGCGCCAAGATGGTCAAGGACGCGATCATCCAGCTGTGCCTAGCGTGCGAGAGCCGCATTGTCGCTGATTTGGATTTCAGCAGTCGCGACCAGGTCGACAGCATCAAGCTTGAGATGGCCGCCGGCTTCGATGGCGCCGAGGAACAAGCCGCCAACGAGATGGACCAGGAAACCTACCGCGCCCTAGTCAAGATGCACGGCGCGATCATCGACCATCTGACCGACACCGCGCGGCCATTGCCACGCATGCTGCGCTTTCGGTTTGGCAAGCCGGCGCCGACGCTCACCATGGCACAACGGCTGTACTACGACGCCAGCCGCGCCGACGAACTGCGCGCCGAGAATAGCGTCGTGCATCCGGCCTTCATGCGGCCGACCGGGAGGGCGCTAAGTGCCTAACCCGCGTGAGGTGGCAACGCTGATCGTCGGCGGCTTTGAATTCAGGGATTGGGAAACAGTGTGGGTGCAACACCGCGCAACCGAATCCCATCCGCTGTTTCGTTTCACGTGCGCAGAGCGTGAGCCGTTCGCCAATCGCTGGCAGGCGCTGCGGTTTCGGCCCGGCGATAAATGCACGATCCTGCTTGGCGGCCAGCTGGCGGTCACCGGCTACATCACCACGCGGCAAGTTGCCTACGATGCCAGGAACCACGGCGTGCAGCTCGACGGCCGCGGCAACACTTACTGGGCCGCGAAATCGAGTGTGGAAAGCAAGACGCATAGCTTCGACAAGATGCCGTTTACGGCCATCGCCGAAAGCGTGCTGAAGCCTTACGGCTGCGAAGTCCGAACCATCGGCAGTCCTGACAACACGCCCTATGTTCGATGCCAAGCCAATCCGGGAGAAACCACTTGGGATTTCCTCGAGCGCATCGCGCGCCCGCGCGGCATCGTGCTGGGCAGCGATCATCTCGGCAACTTTCTGGTCATCGGTGATCGTACGGCGCCGATCGTCGATCAACTGGTCGAAGGCCAGAACATTCTGAAATGCCAGTGCATCATCACCAATGACCCGATGTTCCAAAAGTATTCGTCGACGTCGCAGACCGCTGGCGGCTCCTCCGACGGCGGCGGCGAGAAAATGTTTACCGACGCCAGCGAGCAATTCCAGACCGCACCCGAAGGCGGCACCGCACCGGTCTACAGCCATCTGATCGTGCCGTCAGAACAGCCGGTGTGGAACGCGGCAGAGCTGATGAAGCGCGCTCAGCACGAGCGGCTGTGGCATGAGGGCTGGGAGGTCACCGCCCATATCACCGTGCAGGGTTGGCTGCGCAGCGACGGCGCGCTGTGGCAAACCCGCGACGTGGTCGAGGTCTATTCGCCGATGGCGCTGCTGAACTATCCGCTGGCGATCGAGGAAGCCACGTTTACCCAGGATCGCAACTCCGGCACGCTGACCACGCTGAAGCTGGTGCGGCCTGATCTGCTGAAGGTCACGCAGAAATACACCGCCACCAATGTCCCGCTGCCGGGCCGACCACGCGGCGCGGACGCAGAGCAGCCACCGATCAGACCGAAGACAGAGCACTAAAGATGCACCGCGCCACTCCGCTCAACAGTTCGTTCCGCGCCTACTCGGCCGGCGGCAGCCGTTCCGTCGTGCACGAAGTCGACGACAGCAAGTTGATGCAGGAGAGCAAATCAAACTTCATGGCCAACGAGACTCGCGAGAAGATCGAGTCGCCGCAGAATTACGGTTTCACGTCGGTGACCGCCGACGGCGAGAAGGGCCAGGACGGCAAGCTCAGCAAGGGGCCCGAAGCCTTCATGAGCTTCATAGGGGGCAATCGCTCGCACCCGATTGCCTCGATCATGGATGATCGCCGGCACCGGTTGTTCAATCTGATCAAGGACGCTGCCAAAGGCTCGACCGCGATGTTCGGCCTCAAGGAGTGGGGCCAGCAGCTGCTCAACACCGACCTTGGCTGGTTTTTGACCGGCAACATTGAAAAGAAAATTCGTTTGCAGCTGGTCAAAAATCAGAACGGCCAGCAGCAGACCCAGCAGGGCGGCCAGCCCAAATTGGCCCGCACGTTCCGCTCACCGCATTCCGGCGTCGAATTCGAAATTGAGACATTCGAAATTGCGGAGGAGCTTGCAACGCCAAAGGCAACCAACGGCGGCGGCACTGGCACAAGCAACGGCAGCGGCCAGCAAGGCACCAGCAAGCCGACCGGCCAGAAGACCCTGCACAAGGAAGAAAGCAAAGTTTACGTCGAACTCACCAAGAGCGCGACCACCATCAAAACGGATGGGCAGACGCAGTTTCAAGCCGCCAAGCATGCTCGGATTGGGCCGACCTACCGTGATGGCGATACCTACACTAAAGGTATTGAGCATGCGATTGATCATGTCGCTGGCGGTAGTGCCAGCGTAACGCCGACTGGTGACTGGAGTGCAAGCGGGACACCCGGCAATGTTTCCTTGCTCGATGTTGGTCAGCGGGTTGCTGCCCTTGAGGCTGGTGGCGGGGGCGGAGGCGGTGGCGGCACGGTGACCGGCGCGACCCCGCCACTGGCGATCAGTGGCGACGGCACCAGCATGTCGCTCGCCATGGTGGCGCCGCTCTACGTCAACGGCAGCAACCAGCAGGCGGTGGCGATCGACGGATCGAGCATCGTCATCAACGGCAGCAATCAGCTCGCCGCGACGCCGCCGTGGACCAGCATCAGCGGCAAGCCGTCGACGTTCCCGCCGTCGCCGCACACCCATCCGTCGACCGACATCACCGACTTTGCTGAGGCGGTGGATGACCGGGTCGGCGGATTGATCGTCGGCGGCACCAACATCGCGCTGTCGTACAACGACGCGGCCAACACGCTGACCATCAACTCGACTGCGATCGGCCTGACTGACGGCGACAAGGGCGACATCATCGTTTCGAGCGGTGGGGCGACATGGCTGTTCGATCCCGCCGTGGTCACCAGCGCCGGCCGCGCGCTGATCGATGACGCTGACGCGACTACCCAGCGCACGACGCTCGGGCTCGGCAACGTCGACAACACCAGCGACCTGAACAAGCCGGTTTCGACGGCAACCCAAACCGCGCTCAACACCAAGGAGGACAAGACCAACAAGGGCATCGCCAACGGCTACGCGTCGCTTGACTCCGGCGCCAAGGTGCCGGCCGCACAGCTGCCAAGCTATGTCGACGATGTGCAGGAGTTCGCCAACCTCGCCGCGTTCCCGGCGACCGGTTCGACCGGCATCATCTATGTCGCGTTGGACACCGGCAAAATCTATCGCTGGTCGGGCTCGGCCTATGTCGAAATTTCACCGTCACCTGGTTCAACCGACTCGGTGCCGGAGGGCTCGACCAATCTCTACTTCACCAACGAGCGCGTGGACGATCGGGTCGCGGTGCTGGTCCAGAACGGCACCGGCATCACCTGGACCTACAACGACGCATCGAACACGTTCACGCCGACGGTCACGCTCGCGCCGTTCTCCACTACGAACTTGGCCGAGGGCGCAAACCTTTACTACACCGACGCGCGGGTGGCGGCGGCTCCGGGCGTAGTCAACAAGCAACCGCTCGACAGCACGCTGACAGCGCTCGCTGGGCTCGACGCCACGACGGGACTGGTCGAGGAAACCGGCGCCGACACCTTCGCCAAGCGCGCGATCGGGGTTGCGGCCGGCACCAGCATCCCGACGCGCGCGGACGCGGACGCGCGCTACGCGGCCACGGTCCACACCCATGTCGCCGCCAACATCACGGATTTTTCCGAGGCCGTGGACGATCGCGTCGGCTCGTTCCTGGTCGCCGGCAGCAACGTCACGCTGACCTATGACGACGCCGCAAATACGCTGACGATCAGCTCGACGGCGAGCGGTGGTGGTGCCGCCACCGCGATCGCCGATACGCCGCCCGGTAGCCCTACGGCGGGGCAGCTGTGGTGGGAGTCGGACAGCGGCGTTCTGTGGATTTACTATACCGACGCCAATTCATCGCAGTGGGTCCAGGTCGCCGGCAACAGCGTTACAAAAACCTATGTGGACGCCCAGGACGCGCTGAAGCTCAACCTGACCGGCGGGACGCTGACCGGAAAATTGAATCTGCCGGCAAGCACAACGAGTGCCGCGCCGCTCAATTTGGGGCAAGGCAACGCGCCGACCACTCCGGTCAACGGTGATCTGATTTCGACCACCGGCGGCAAATTGATTCATCGCACCAACAATGTGACGTACAACATCGCGTTCGAAAGCTATGTCGATGCCGGCGATGCCAACTTGGCCAACAGCAGGGTCGCCAAGGCCGGTGACACGATGACCGGCAATCTGCAAATCAGCAACACGCAACCGACGCTGACGCTCAACAAAGCAGCGAGCGGGCAATACAATCTGATCGCCGGTCTTACCAACGGCACTTATCGTTGGCGGATTGATCTTGGCGACGGCAACGCCGAGAGCGGCAGCAATGCCGGGTCGCATTTCGCGATCAATCGTTGCGCTGACAATGGAAATTTGATTGACGCGCCGCTCTCGATCAATCGCACGAATGCCGCCGCGACGTTAACTGGCACTCTGACGGTCAATGGCAACGTACTCTACATGGCCAGCGGCGCCCGCTACCTACAGTGGGACGGCACTTATTTCAATTTCAACGGGCACGTTCGTGCGCAAGGCGCCAATTTCTACGGCGGTGGTTTGATCGAGGTCACCACGACGATCAACACTAGTCTCGGCGCGTATCGCGCAAACTACGCGAACTTTGGTCCCGCGCCATCATGGGCTGGTTCGGTCACGACCAGGTGGGACAGCGCATCCAGTCAGGCCGGCATGTCGTTTCACGACATCCAGGGCGGCCTAGCGATCTACACTATGTTTCTTGGTTCATCGGGCAGCCAGCTTGGCTACATCGCTGGCAATGGCACTGGAATTACATACGCAACTGCCAGCGATTTGCGGCTCAAGGACAACGCGCAGCCGTTTGATGCCGGTCCGCTGATCGACGCACTAAACCCGGTCCATCACAACTGGAAAGAACACCCCGACGTTTGGGACTACGGCTTGATGGCGCAAGAGGTCAACGAAGTGCTGCCGCGCGCCGTTGAACCGCCGCGCAAAAGTCCGGACGGCGAGAGCGAAAGCCCGTGGATGCTCGACTACAGCAAGTTCGTGCCGCTGCTGCTGCAAGAGGTGAAGGACTTGCGGGCGCGAGTTGCCGCGCTTGAGGCCGCCAGACACTGAAGGGTGAACCATGCCGCTCGACTACGCCGCTTCTGCTGATCTGATGAAGGACATGGAGTTTCAGGGCCGAATCAAATGCGCCTGCCTGAAATATGCGACGTACATCACCGACGAGGCGTCATCGACGCCGGCGCACAACACGCGGCTGCGATGGGCGAGCGACACGCTGGCCGCGCCCGACGTGGCCGCCGCCCGCATTGCGCCGGCCGTGGTGATGGATGCGCAAGTGCAGCAGGACGGCTCGGCGATCAGCGACGCGACATTGCAAACCGTGGTCGAAAACGTCGTCAACAAGATGCTGTAGCGATGGCGTTCGATTTTCCAAGCTCGCCGACCGTTGGTCAGACCTACACTTCCGGCCCGGCCAGTTTTGTCTGGAACGGCTACGGCTGGGAGCAGGGCAGCAATGTCATCACCGCTGATGGTGACAAGGGCGACATTGTTGTTTCCGGTGGCGGTGCGAGTTGGATGTTGGACTCATCCGTCGCGACCGCTGCCGGTCGCGCCGTGCTTGATGATCCTGATGCGGCGGCACAACTGACAACGCTCGGCGCGGTCGGCTACGGGACCGCGCAATCACTGACCACCGCGCAGCAAGAGCAAGCGCGCAAGAATGTGTACGCCGCGCCGTTCGATGCGCTGGGTTACTACGGCCTGCAGACCAACGGTTCGGCTGTCCTCAATCAAGGAGCAGAAGGCTTTTCAACTGCAATCGACACTGGCGGCTATATTTGCGATGGCTGGACAGGAGTCACGGCTGGCACAGCCAACAAGATTGACATCCTGCAACAGACATCCGGGCCAGTCGGCATTCCAGGCTCGGTCTTTCTGAGGGCAGGAGCAGCCATCACGTTTGCTGCTGGCGGTTATGCCTTGCTCGGCACAAACATCGAAGGCTATCGCTGGATGCGCTTGCAGTATGGCGTCGCGAACGCGCAGCCGGTCACGGTGGCGTTTTGGGTTTATGCGTCGATCACAGGCACGGCCGCGTTTGTTGTGAGAAATGCCGCCGCCAATCGATCCTATGTCGCGACGTTCACCGTCAACGCAGCCAACACTTGGGAATATAAAACGATCACGGTCCCCGGCGACGTGACTGGCACTTGGCCGCTCGATAATAACTGGTCCGCATATCTGTGGTTCTGCGCCGGCATCGGCACGACCTACGCGGCGCCGACGCTCAACACCTGGCTCGGCGCAAACTATTTGGGCGCCAGCGGTCAGACCAATTTCCTCGCGACGCTCAATAACGTGTTCTACATCAGCGGTTTGATGGTGCTGCCGGGCAATGAAGCGCCACCGCAGGCGCGAGCAAGTTTCATCCAGCGTCCGGTGGAGCAGGAGTTGCTGCTGGCGCAGCGGTACTATTGGGCGGACACCAACCCGACCTGGATTTTTGCCGACGCCGTGTCGGCCGGTCCGTCGGCCGCCTATTTGATGCAGCCGGTCTATCACCCGGCGACGATGCGGATTGCGCCAACAATTGGTTTGCCGACATTCAACCTTGGTAGCGTTGGAGCGGTCGGCGCGAACGGTGGCAACCCGAGGGGGTTTTTGCTGCAAGCTCTGCACAACGCTGCGGCTGGTCAGCGGGTCTATTTCAACTACGCAAGCGGCAAACTAACTGTTTCGGCGCGATGACATGACTGACATCCGGCTGGTTCAGCAGGGCGAGTTTCCCTATCAGACCGAGGTGTCGGTCGATTGGTTGCTGCGCGGCGACGGCACGCTCGACGATACTGAATCGCTGGCCACCTCGGTGATTGTCGCGCTCGGCACCGACCGCCTGGCCGATCGCAATGACGTGCTTCCCGATCCGGATTCGACCGATCGGCGCGGCTGGTGGGGCGACCTCGACGCCGAAGAAATCTGGCGCGGCTGGCCGATCGGCACGCGGCTGTGGCTGTTGCGACGCGCCAAGATCACCGGCCCGGAGGCGTTCGAAGGCTCGACGCTGGTGCGCATCGAGCACTACATCCGCGAAGCGATTCAGCCGTTCATCGATCTGAAGGCCGCGTCGCGCATGAGCGTTCAGGTTCAGCGCGTCGACCGGCAACGCATCGATGCATTGATCCAGCTCTACCGCGGCCCGACGCTGGCGGTTGATCTGCGCTACCAAATCTTGTGGGCGGACATTGTCGAGTGACGCATGCCGACTGACCGCGAAGCGATGATCATCGTCATGGTCACCGGCATCATTCTGATCGCAGTGTTTATCGTCATCCTGACGCTGCTGTACTAACCCCGGAAAATCGAAATGCCTTGGAACACCCCGACTTTGCGGGAGGTGCGAAGCCTTGTCCGCGATGCCATTCGCGGCAGCCTGCCCGGCGCCGACGCGTCGGTTCCGAACAGCGTGCTGCGTGTCCTGTCCGATAATCAGGGGGCGTTGTGCCATCTGACGCTGCAATATGTTGACTGGTTGTCCAGGCAGCTCATGCCGGATTTAGCGGAGGCCGAGTGGCTCGATCGGCATGGCGACATCTGGCTGACCAACGCCGACGCCACCACCGGCCGCAAGGTGGCGACGCTGGCCAGTGGCACCGCGTCGTTTGAGGGTACGCCGCTGCTGACCGTCCCGACCGGCACGCAGCTCAACGCACAAGACCAAGCCTTTGAGACTACGGCCGACATCATCATCGGTGACACTGCGACCGAAGGCCCGATCCGTGCGCTCGATCCCGGCAGCGCCGGCAATTTGCTGCCCGGCGTGGCGCTATCGTCTGACCTCGACGGCCTGACCGGCGCCACGGTGGTGAGCCTGGACGGCGGCACCGATACCGAAACCGACGATCAGCTGCGCGAACGGGTGCTCCGGAGAATTCGCCAGCCGCCGATGGGCGGCGCCGCCCACGATTACGAGGCTTGGGTTTTGGCCGTGCCCGGCGTCACCCGCGCGTGGTGCGGCCCGCTCGAGATGGGCATCGGCACGGTCACGACGCGATTCATGATGGACGATTTGCGCGCGTCGAATGCCGGCTTCCCGACCGCGTTCGATGTGCAGACCGTGACCGAATATCTCAACACGGTGCGGCCGGTTGCGGTCAAAGACTTCTTTGTCGCCGCGCCGATCCCGCAGCGGGTCGATGTCTACATCGAAAACCTGACCCCCGACTCGACTTCGATTCGCGCCGGCATTCAGGCCAGCCTGGAGGACATGCTGCGAACGCGCAGCGAGCCGGGCGGCACCGTGTTCGCGGCCTGGAAATACCACGCGATCATGGAAGCGCCCGGCGTCACTTCGTTCGATCTGCGAGTCGTTGATGATGACGTGATGCAATCACCCGGTCACCTCGCTGTCTTAGGTGACGTCGTCTACACAGTCGCCTTCGATGCCAGCGCCAGTTGATCGCGATCGGCATATCCGACGCTCGGGCGACGATTACGCGCAAGCGTTTCTCAGCCTGTTGCCGCAGGGTCAGGCTTGGCCGCGAACGATCGGCTCGACGCTCGAGCGCGTCTGCAACGGGCTCGCGCAATATTGGGGCTCGGTCGACAACCGCGCTGGCGAGCTGCTCGAGGTCGAAAGCGATCCGCGCATCACGGCTGAGATGCTCGACTGGTGGGAGCGGGCATGGGGCTTGCCCGATCCGTGCTGGACCACTGAGCAGACGCTGACCGCTCGCCGCACGATGCTGATGCTGCGCTACACGATGATCGGCGCGCAGTCGCGCGCATGGTTCATCGAAATCTCGGCGCTGCTCGGCTACACGATCGAAATCAGCGAGCTGGCGCCGTACATGTGCGGCATCAGCAAATGCGGCGGCCAGCTCGACGAAATGGGCTTGCCGCGCTGGCAGCTCGGTCCGCCGGAGCTGCGGTTTTACTGGAAGGTCCACGTTCACGACGCGCCGCTGCATTGGTTTCGCGTCACGCAAAGCGAGTGCGGCGTCGATCCGCATCTGCGCATCGGGTTTGCCGAAGACCTCGAATGCATCCTGCGGCGATGGAAGCCCGCGCACACCGAAATCGTTTTCGACTACTCGGGATACATTCCCGGCGACCCGATGGCTGGAACACCGTAGCGAGGACTCAACATGAAATATCAACCACCGTATGGCTCACCCGGCGCTGATGATCCTTACGTCAACGGCGATCCGACAATCGCGCGCCAAGGGTCGATCATCCCGGCGCAGGCGGTGGAGCATCCGCAGCGGGAAATCGTCGAGCTGATCGAGAAGTCGGGCATTGCCCCCGCCGACACCGAACTCAATCAACTGACGTACGCCGCACGCCGGCAGTTCATCAATTTCTGCGTTGACAGCGGCGCCGCCAACGCCATGTCGGTCGCGCTCGATCCGCCGCTGAATTCCTATTCGCAGGGCATGCCGCTGCGCGTGCTGGTGGCGCACAACAACACCGGTCCGACAACCATCAATGTCAATTCGGTCGGCAACCGTCCGGTGGTGCGCGCCGATGGCGCCCAGCTGCAGCCCAACGATTTGCGCGCCGGCATGATCGCGCTGCTCGTGGATGACGGCACCAAATTCCAAATGGTGAACTTCCAGGGCTTCAACTCCAACACCATCACGACCAACACCTACACGATCCACATTCCCTACGTTCAAGACACCGGCAGCCCGAACGCGCTGGTCGCAAATTTTTCGCCAGCGATCACGACGTTCAACAACGGCGACCTGATCCTGGTGCGTGTCGCCTATGCCAACACCGGCGGTGTTTTGATTTCGATCAACGCTACGGGCAACTACAACCTGTTGCGGAACGACGGACAGCCGCTGCAAAGCAAGGACCTGATTCCCGGCGAATGCATCCTGCTCGAGTGGAATATCAACTACTGGCAGATGATGCACATGGTGCGGTCGCAAGTTTACATGAAGCTGACCGCCGACCTGACGCTCTACATTCGCACCGACGGCAACGACGCCAACGACGGCTCGCAAAACGACGCGGCGCACGCCTTCCTGCACATTCAGGCCGCAGTCGAATACGTCAGGCGCAGCTTTCTAATCTCTGGCCGCACCGTGGTGCTGCAGCTTGGAATTCCGGGCACCTACAGCGGTCCCGGCAACAACTCGCTATCGGGAAATTGCTCGATTGAAATCAGCAATCTGCCGGGCAGCATTGTCATCAAGGGCGACGACAACAACCCAAGCTCATACATCTTGATGGGCTCAACCAACGCCCAAACCTCATATCCGTCGTGCATCGCCATCAGCGGCTCCGGCACCGATGTCACTTGCGCCGGCGTGACGTTCTCAAACCAATCAGACAACAATCACGTCGTGCAATGTTTCGCCAACGCGACGATCCGGATCAACAACTGCAACTGGTCCGGGCTTGGCACGATCGGCGCTCACGTCGCCACCTTCAACGGCGCGGCCTGGCTCTACGGATATTTCCACACCTACTCGCAGGCCTCGGCCTTCCTCAGCTCGATGGGCGGCGATGTTCACTTGCCGGCGTGGTTCTCACTGACCAACACGCACGGCATCAATTTTTCGCGGGCGTTCATCGATCTGTTCAACGCCTACGGCGAAGTCGATTACGGCTTTGCCGGCTTCACCGGTGGCGCCAGCGGGCCGCACTTCAACATCGTCGCCAATTCGGTGCTGCTCACCAACGGCCCGCAAGATTTCTTGCCTGGCAACCAGCCCGGCCAGTCCGATAGCAGCAGCGTCTATTACGGCACCTAGCCCATGAGCAATCTGCTTGCGCTTCCGTTCGTGCAGATGTCGGTGCAAACCGGCAACAACGAAGACTGGATCGACGCGCTCAAATACGTGTCGCCGCCGACCGGTATGGACCCGGAAGACCCGGCTGCGCCGCAGACCGACTTGCGCGGCATCACCTTCGAAATGGAAGTGCGCCGCTCGCGCGATGACCACGAAGTGATCATCAGCGCAACCACCGCCGACGGCTCGCTGTCGGTCGGCGCCGCGCCGAATTACGGTTACTTGATCTTCAGCATCAGGTCGGAGGTGATGAGGTCAAAACGCGCTGGTGACTACGTCGCCGACGTGGTCGGCCGTGACGATCAGTACGCGCGCAGAGTCATCGACATGGACCTGACGATCGTTGAAGGGGTCACCAAATGGCCATCACCAGCATAACCAGCGCGATTGAAGGCGGGAGCGGCGTCGCCGTTATCGCCTGCGCGCCGCTCGCGCCAGCCGGGCCGATCATCGCCGGCACCTCGATCACGTCGATCGACATCGGGCTCGGCAGCAAGGGCCTGATCATGCAGCAATTCGGACTCGGCTTTCAGCCGGGCATCCGCGTGCGCGCGTCGGCCGACATCAATCACTGGATGGAAGGGCCGGTCACTTCGTTCACCGATCAGCAGCTGATCATCAACGTCGACCTGATCTACGGCACCGGCACCTTTGCCTCATGGTCGGTCACCGTCGCCGGCCAGCCCGGCCAGCAGGGACCAGCCGGGCCGCAAGGTCCGCAAGGCACGCCGGGCGGGCCGGAGGGGCCGCCGGGACCAACCGGCGCGCAAGGGCCGCAGGGTGTGAGTGGTCCTGCCGGGGCAACCGGGCCGCAGGGCATCGATGGGCCAGTTGGGCCGCAGGGGCCTCCCGGCGTCGACGGTCCGCCTGGGCCAACCGGTCCTGCCGGCACACCGGGAGGGCCTCCAGGTCCGACGGGGCCAGTCGGGCCTGCAGGGCCGGCCGGGCCAGCCGGGCCAACTGGACCGCAAGGCATCCAAGGCGTGCCGGGCCCAGCGGGCACCGCGTCCTATCCGCTGCAGATCATCAGCGGCAATATCTCGCTGCGCTACGGCAACCCGTTCACGGTCGACGGCTCGAACAACCTGATCATTCCAAACGGCGTCTACGTCAGGGTGACCGGCGACGTGATGACCGGTGCGCTCTCGGTCGGCGCTGGCGCGGTGCCGGCAAACGCTGCCAACAACCAGCTTTTCACCAGCACCTGGTCTGGCAACAATCTGGCGTTCAACAATTATTTGAACGCCGGCGGCGCCTGGATCGCCACCACGACGAACTTTGCTGGGTTGCTGTCGTTCGATGCAAACGCAGGCCAACTTAATGTTTGGATGGGCGACAAAACAACGGCCGGTCAGGGTATCACGCAGTATCAGAATCCATTTCAATTTCGGCAGAACGGAATCTTTTGGGCGAATGGCGGCTATGCTGACATCAACGGCTACGGCGTTCGTTTCAGCTACAATACTGGCAACGGGATACTGCAGCACTCGAGCGCAGGCGCGTCGTTCCAGACGATTTGGGACGGCAGCTCGGTCAAGACCGGATTGGCCGGCAGCGGCTACATCAAATTTCCGAATGGCGTGATCCTGCAGTGGGGTTCGGTTGGCGGCGCGGTGGACGATCAGGTTGTGTATTTCCCGACGGTGTTTCCAAGCGGCGTCTGGTCGATCGTCGGCAGCGTCTTTAATAGCCCTGATTACACTCAGGCGCTGACCTTCCACGTGCGCAGCGATTTCACCAACGCTTACTTCGTTGGCGCAATTCGCAGCATCGTCAACGGTGGCTTGGTCAACCATCACGACAGCCCGTACTTCTGGATGGCCATAGGGGTCTGACATGAACGATGTGACCTATCGCGCCGTGCTGGGCAAAAACGGCGAGCCGCGCGGCTTCTATCCGTCCGACATTTTTCCTCCTGGCGAGGACGGCAAAAGCAATCCGAAGGTGCCGCGTGAGGCCGTTGAAATCAGCGCAGAAGTCTATCGCGCGCTGATCGAAAACCAGTCGCGCGCCCGCTACATCAACGGCAAAGTTGAGATGCGCGAGCCAATCGCAGCGCCGCCGGCACCGAACACAATACCGACGCCACCGAACCCGCTGGACGCAATCCTCGAGCGGCTCGAGCGACTTGAAAAACGGAGATGATCATGGCCGACAAGACCACACCGCCCGCGCCGGAGCAGCGCGCGCCGGAGCAACGCACCATCACCCCGCCCGCAGACTTGCCGCCGGAGTTCGTTGCCGATTACCCCGAGGCACCGACCCGCCAAATTACGCCGGTGACCTACGCCACCGAAAGAGAATCCTGGGCGTGGTCGTGCAACGTGTCGCGAAATTTGATTGATGCATGGACAGCGTCGACGGGCGCGATGGCGCACCGCGGAACGGGCATTCCGGGAAAGGCTCCGACGCCCGGAAATGTCACGTTGAACGTGCCGCACGGCACGCACGTCGACGTGGTCGAGCAGAATCAACAGCCGCAGAACCAGGCGGCGGCGCAAACGAAAGCGCCGCCATTGCCGCCGATGCAACCGCTGCGCATGGGCGCGCCAACGCCATCACCAGCACCGAAACCGAAACCCTAAAAGAGGAGGTTTCCATGGCCTGCTTGTCACTCGCATTCTGGTATGACGTGTTCGTCTATGTCGTTGTGCTGGTCGCAGTGTGCGCGTTGCTGCGGCTGCTGGTCATGGCGTTGGGTGGCGCGTCAGGGCCATTCTGGCCGCCGACGTTCATGCCGCCAGCCGGCGCTGCCAACAGCCTGCCCGGCTTCATCGCTGCAGCCTTGAATATTATTATTTGGGCGATCATCGTCCTGTTCATTTTGTGGCTGATCTTCATGTTGATCGGTTGCCTTGTCGGCGGGGGAGGCTGGCCGCTTCGTTTCCCTCGGCCGTAGGCGGCGGCGAGAGTCAGGTCGCGCCGCTGCCGCCCTACCCACCGGCGCCGCCGCCGATCTGCCGGAACTGCTGAAATGAAATGCCATGATCCGATGGCTGATCTGGTTTGCGTTTGTTGTTGCGCTGGCGGCGATCGTCAGTGACAGCCTGTCGCAGAAGGTGACCCACCCGTACAATCCGTTGGCGCATCCAGTCCAACCGATCCTGCCGACCTACTGCATGGACGAAGCATCGCGCGAGAAGCTGCGGGTGATCATGTTCAAGGCCATCGACGAAGCGCTGGAGAAGCATATCGAGCTGTTGTGGGAAACATGGATGAAAGACTTGCGCGACAAGAACCAACCGGCGCGCGCCCGCGCTGGCATTCATCACGGCATGGGCATTTATTTGCATTCGATGGTGGCGGTGACGCAGTGGAGCCCGCCGCAATGCTGAAGTGGCGGCAAAGCCCGAAGCGTGGTCACGCTGTGAACAGTTCGGTAGCCGGGAAGGGACGCCCGGCCCGCCACCGGAGAAAAATGTCATGAAATTTGTGCTGTCCAGTGGCCACGGCAAGCTGGTACGCGGCGCCAGCGGCATTCTTGATGAAGTCAACGAAGCGCGCCGCGTGGTCGACCAGGTCGCGGAGCTGCTTCGCCAGCTCGAGGTCGAGGTGGTGACGTTCCACGATGACACCTCGACCAGCCAGAACGAGAATCTCAACGCCATTGTCGATTTTCACAATGCGCAGGAGCGCGATGGCGACATCAGCGTGCATTTCAACGCGTATGAAGACACGTCGAAGCCGATGGGCACTGAGGTGCTTTACAGCACGCAATCGGAGGCGGCCGCCATCGTGTCCGATGCCATCGCCAGTGCTGGCATGTTCATTGATCGCGGCGCGAAGTACCGCAGCGACCTATTTTTTCTCAACCAGACAGAAAAGCCGGCGATCCTGATCGAGGTCTGCTTTGTCGACAGCGAAGCCGACGCCGAACTTTATAACGATCGGTTCGACGACATTTGCCGGGCGATCGCCGAAACCATCGGCGATGTGGCGATCGAGGAGGAGGAAATCGAAATCGAGCCGGAGCCCGACGTCGACCTGACCGGTGATAACTGGGTCGACATCAACAGCAGCGTGCATGGCAATATCACGGTGATTGTCAACGGCAACATCGTGCGCCGCGGCACCGGCGATAACCTGGTCGACCTGGAGATTGCGTTGCACGGCGACGTGACGCTGCGGATCAATGGCGAGGATTTCCACTCAAAGCCGACCATCCCGCCGAACCAGCAAAACATCACCGCCAGCGTGTTCGGCGGCGAGAGCGACTACAACGTCAGCGCTTACGACGAAACCAAGGTGCTGAATGATACGGACTTGTACGTGGCGCTGCCCGATCGGTTCGAAGGCGAGCGGCCGCGGGTGACGGTGCACAATCGCGCCACCGGCCTATTTGCCACGGCCGAGATTTGGGACGTCGGGCCCTGGAATATTGATGACCCCTACTGGGAAACCGGGCAGCGCCCGCAGGCGGAAAGCGGCACCGACATGAGCGGCCGCGAAACCAATAGCGCCGGCATCGATCTATCGCCAGCGTTGGCCAAGGCGATCGGCATCGATGGCATGGGCACGGTCGATTGGACGTTCGTGCCCGACTAGCCGTGTTAATTTTTGCCGTCACAATCGAGAGCCCCGGCTAACGCCGGGGCTTTTTTTTGCCTTGCGATCGGCGCTCGCTGAAACGACCTCGGAAAATGAAATCCAGGTCGGCGCCCCAAGCATCGCAGGCCCGGCAAGCAGTTTCGATCGATGGTCGGTTGATGCCGCGTTCGATGTCGTTCCAGGCGGTCGCGGAGATTTTGCAGACCTGGGCGGCTTGACGTTGGGTCAGCCCATTCAGCTCGCGCAGCATTCGCATGCGCAGGCCGGTTTCGGCGTGCGGTCTGGTGGAGGCCATAGCATTTTCCTTTGTTGGGTCATCGCTTGGTCCTCTTTCACGTCAGCAGGCCGACCATTCGGCCCTTCGAATATTCCGCCGCGTCATTCCGTTTGAACGGCGCCAATGTTGCCTTGCCGTGCTCTGGCCGCAGGATCGGATAGAACCCGGTCAAGCAGCGCTGTTTGTCTTCGGCTTGCACGGCGACAACCTCGCGCCGATCGGGATGGTGCTCCAGCGATTTGCCGGCGTGCGCAGCTCGCAGCACAGCAGCCTCCGACGAGTCTCTTGACTGGAGAATCCAAGCCTCCGTCATAAACGAATAGCGCACGACGCCGCGCTCTTTGAAAATTGCGCGGACCGCTGCGACGGCCTGATCCTTGTCTTCGGCGGTTTTGAATTGCTCCGGCATGATCGACACCAACTCATCGATGGCGGTGTGACCCATCCACATGGGCGCGATGACGCCGCGCGCGTTGAAGGTCTGCCGCGCCACCTTGGCGGCGTGCGCGAAAATTTCCTCCAGTGTCAGGACTTGGACCATCACAGCGGCCCACTTTCGCGGATTTGCTTGGCGATATTTTCGAGCAGCTCTGGCAGCAACAGCGTGGTCTGCAAGTCGGCCTGACAGGAAAAGCCAACACCGCGCGTGCCGTTAATCACAATCACCAGCGCGCCGTCAGCCTTGGCCTGCTCGCGCACATAGGTGCACAGATCATCATATTTGCCGGGACCGAGTGCCATCAGGGCGTCTGTTCGAGAATGCGCAAGCGGGCGCGGATTGCATGAAAGTCCTGCACCAGCTCCGCCACACTCGCGTCCAATCGACGGACGATGCCACTCAGCACGCCGATGTCATCGCGGATGCTGCGCATCTCTTCGCGCATACTGCGCTGTTCGTCCTGGATGGCGCGCAGCTGCTCGGCAATGAATTCGAGGGTGACGTCGGCCATAGGTCAACCGAGAATTTTCATGAACGCAGCGCCGGCAGCAAATAGCGCGGCGCCAGCGGTGAGCCCCGACATTCCGACAATCAGCGGATACCAAGCTATCTCCTGCCGCTTGCGATCATGGTCGGCCAGCATTTGATCGATGTGCGCCAACTTCTCGCGCACGTCGAGCGTTTCGGAGTCGACGGGCATCAGTCTTCGTCCTTGAAGCGCCGATCGCCGAACCCGACTGCGGGCGGCTTGGTGCCGGCGAGCTTCAGGATTTCGGCCGGCGTGATCTTGTATTTGACCATCACCCGCAGCAGCGCCTCGACCGAAAACGGAATGTGCGCCTCGCCCGATGCGAACCGCCGCACCGTGCGCTCGCCGGATTTCAGCATGTGCCGCGCGCTGGTGATGGTCATGCCCAGCGCGTCGAGGTGCTCGCGATATTCTTTTGGCTTCATGGTCATCCGGCCAATATGGCCGAATTCATCCACGGGTTCAAGAGGGTCAGCCGCGGCGACGGTCTTCGCGGATTTCATCGGCATAGCGTTTGTTGAAGTCGGCGTTGAACTTGCGCAGCGCCTGGAACGCGACGTCGTAGAGCCGGCGGGCCTCTTTCCATTCCGGCGTTCGCTTGATGTGATCCGGGGTTAGCCCCATGACGCCGCGCTCGGTGCCGCGGATTTCGTCGAGCCGGGCGCTGGCCTCACGCGTCGCGCGCTCCAGCTCGATTTTGGTGGCTCTGGCGATGGTGTAGGCGTCCATGATTCGGCGATCCAGCGCGTTCATTTCGCACCTCCTCGCGGCCGGTAGCCGGCGGCGAATGCCTTGCGCGCAAATTCGAGTGCGCAGCGCAATGTGCAAAACGGCTTGTAGCCGCCCCACCAGCTTTCACCGTCCCAAATCCAGCGCGTGGTGACCATGTAGCTTTGCTCCGGCATCTTCGCGACGTCGGCCTCCGCACGTGCTCGTATTTCTGGATTGCTGGTTGCCGCCACTGCGGCCGCCAAGGCGGCGCGGCTGGTGGTTCGGTATGGCTCGCCGGTTTTCACCACGACACCATTGCCGCGGTACTCCGGCATCTGCTCGCCCACGGGCCAGCGGACTTGCTCCGAATCAACGGCGCGCTGGCCGTAGGCCTTGCCGCAGTGACCGCACACCGGACGTTTGGATTGTGCCATGGCGCCCTCTTCAATCGTTGAACAGGGCGCGCATGACCCGGTCGAACTGCGCCGGGCTGAGCGTGCCCATGCGATCGATCGACACCGTGCCGTCAGCGTAGACGCTGCCGGAAACGTAGGGGCCGTCGCCGTTGCGATAGATCGATCCGGAGTAGGTCGAGCCGTCGGCGACCTTCACCTCAAGCCCAGGGTGCGCAGCGCGCAGCTTGGCGGCGACGTCGACCAGACTGTTGGCGCGCCGCTTCAGCTCCGCGGCATGCTCGCGCCGCTTGGCGATCGGCGCCTTGGCCGGATCGATCACGCGGCGCTTGACGTCGGCGACCAGCCGGTTCATCGGCTTGGACACTGACATGCTGGCGCGCGGCAGCTTGTACTCCTCGCCGCGTGGCGTGTCGTTGTAGCCAAGCGTGCAATTGGCCGGGGCAATGTTGAACGTGACCTTGTCGCTGTTGCGGTTTTCCCAGCCGCGGGTGATGCCGATGTCGCAATCGTCGACGATGATGTGCGCGTAGCGCTCACCGGCGCCCATGTCGTTGGGCTTCGGCGCGACGTAGGTGCCGCCCAGTGCCTTGGCGAGGTCGGCCGCAAACTTCTGCACGTCCATGACGCGCTCGACCCGGCCGTAGCTTTCCTTTTCGATGAAATAGTCGCTCATTGTTCCGTTCTCCTGGGCATCGACCGCCCTCGGCGGGCCCGACCATTCGGGCCACAACGGATATATAGGTCAAGCTGACCGGATTGTCAAGTAGGCCGTTTTGGCCGGATGGGCGGCGGAAGCGGGCCTATTTGAGCTGTGCCCATTGCATCGCCTCGACCACGGCTTTGACGGTCGCGGCCAGCGTGTCAGCGTCGACGTAATTGGAAATCGGCTTCAGCGCTTCGGCAGCTTTCGCCTCAAGCGCAGCCAGCGCCTCCTGCTCGTGCTTTTCGTTCTGCACGCGCATGTGCTCAAGCAGCTCCTGCCGCTCGCGCAGCACGACCTTGGGATCGCGCAGCAAGCCCTCGGCGATCAGCGCCTTGGTTTCGGCCATCAGCCGATCGGGCAGCGATGCCGGCTTTTCGTCAGGCCCTTCGCCGCGGCCGCGATAGGGTTTGCTGGAGCTGCGCACCTTCACTTCGCGCGGCTTGCCGTTGGCGTCGGCGCGGTGGATCATCCCGTCACCGCCGACTTGGGTGAACCAGTAGCTCGTGCCCCAGCAGCCGTGTCGATCCATGTTGATCACGCCCCAGCGCACGCCGTCGACCACGATCGCCTTGCGACCGGGGAAGCGATTGCCCCAGGTTTCCATCTGCGGGAACGGCTCAATCGAAATGTTCATCACTGGCTCCGTGAAAGTTTCAACGTCGATCGCACGAGCGGCCGCAGACCTTGACGATTTTGACGATCGTGCGCACGCCGTTCACTGGTTCAGCCTTCACTCGATCGCTACCTTCGACCGGTAGATTGATGTCGCAAAAATCTCCGATCGTGCATTTTGCCAGTACGCGCCGACCAAGATCAGAATTCAGCTGGACTCGGCATGGCGGGGTCTTCGGCGTTGATTGCATGTCATCGTCTAAGGTGACGTGAACCCATTCGGCATCCGTGGAAATGGTGCCTTGGCAGAGATTGTCGCCAGCTATTGCCGGGCTCGCTAGGGCGACAAGTGCAGCGACTGCGATCAGTAGCTTTTTCATTTGGTCACCTCCAGGGCTGCACCGCACTCAACGTCTTTAGTGCAGGCCCAAACAAGGGCAGCGATCCAACCAATGAAGGTCCAGCCTGCAAACACATTGAGCACCGTAATAGCCATGCGATTGCGATGCTTCCGCAAGGTCGCGACGATGGCTGGCACGAAATAGCAAACAAGGATCAGAACTAGCACGTCATGATGGTCCATCTTTATTCTCCTTTTGAACGCCAGCCATATATATAGGCCAATCTGGCCGCTACGTCAAGAGCCAAAAACCCCTGTATTTTGATGGGCTTGACGGGTCCACTTGACAGCGGTCATTCTGGCATGGTTGTTCCATCTGGCATAAGTCGGCCATTTCGGCCGCTTTTTTGAAGGGAGTAAATCCGAATGCGAATCCTGAAAATTGCGCTGACCGCGCTCGCTCTGTCGACATCGGTCCTGCCGGCCTTCGCGGCCTGCCCGGCCGGCACGTCGTACCAGTGCACCCAGGGCTACAACGGCAAAGTCATCTGCGGCTGCCGCTAAGCCAATCGCGCCGGAGGCCGTCGCACCACGGCGGCCTTCCGGCCATCAGAAAAAACGGGAAACCCCAACCATGAGACTATTACCTATCACCGCGGCGATCGCGTTCGGCCTTGCGCTGACGCCAGCATTCGCGCAATGGACCGCCGAGGAGATTGCCTCGGGCGTGCAAAAGCAGGAATTCACCCGGCACGTTCTGAAAGGTCAAAAACTGTTGATCAAGGTGGGCGCCAGCCTGCAGGTCGATTGCACGCCGACCGAGGGCGCCGAGGTCAAGATCACCAAGGACCCGGAGCACGGCTCGCTCGACATCTCGAAAGGTCTTGATTTCCCCTACTACCCAAAGGAAAACCCGCGTTCCAAGTGCAACGAAAAAAAGACGCCGCGATTCCTGATCACCTACAAGCCCGAGAACGGCTACAGCGGAGTCGACAGTTTCGAATATGTGAGCCTCGCGGCTGATGGTTTCGCCCAAGAGATTACCATCAACGTCAACGTGCGCAGCGGGGGCAAGAAATGAGCCGGGCCCTTGCCCTCACGCTGGCGCTCGCGCTCACGTGCGTCAGCGCACACGCGCAAACCCAGCAGCGGTTTTATGATCCGCGCGGCAACAGTGTCGGCAC